CAAGAGTTCCACTGGTCGTAGAATTGCCAGCGGTGTAGGTATCGCTATTGGAGAATACATTTCCACTGGTATTAAGCGTTCCACTGGTCGTAGAATTACCAGCGGTGTAGGTATCGCTGTTGGAGAACACATTGCCACTGGTATTAAGCGTTCCGCTGGTCGTCGCATGACCCACGGTATAGGTATCGCTATGAGAGAATACATTTCCACTGGTCGTAGCATTACCAACGGTATAGGTATCGCTATTGGAGAATACATTTCCACTGGTATTAAGCGTTCCACTGGTCGTAGAATTACCAGCGGTGTAGGTATCGCTGTTGGAGAATACATTTCCACTGGTGTTAAGCGTTCCACTGGTCGTAGAATTACCAGCGGTGTAGGTATCGCTGTTGGAGAACACATTGCCACTGGTATTAAGCGTTCCACTGGTTGTAGCATTACCAACGGTATAGGTATCGTCCTTCACAAATACATTGTTGTCAAAAGTAGAGTTTCCACTAGCATTAAAGAGACCACTAACAGTGGCATCATTAGTTACTAATAAGTCATTACCAAGTGTTGCATGACCACTGACTTCTAAAAGACCGCTTGCCCCAATGCCCTCATCTGTTCTCCAAGAATCATTGGAATCTCTCCAAGTCCATTTTTTATCGTAATTTGTAGACTTGATAGCAATCCCAGCATCATCAAGTTGTGAATCTCCATAAAGAGCTGTTCCGCTCATAGAACCAAGTTCTAATTGCTTGTCCCAAATCGTAACGGTACTGCTATCAATATATGTCACATCACCTTGGATATCAAGATTACCACTAACAATGACATCACCACCCACAGATAAATCACTATGTAGAGCTGTCGTCCCGTCTACATCAAGTATGTTGTTGAGAGTCGTTGCTCCGTCCACATCAAGTGTGCTGTTAAGAGTGCTTACACCATCTACATTTAATGTAGAATCAAAATCAACAGCACCAGAGACCCCTAATGTACCACTCATTACAACTGGAGCGTTACTTGTAAAGTATGAATCTTCATTGAAAATAGATATACCACTTACATTTAATTTGCCACTTGTAGTAATATCATTAACGAAATATGCATCTCCCTTAAAGTTAGATATACCACTTACATTCAAATTTCCACTGACAGTAGTAGTATTAGCTACCAATAAATCATTACCGAATGATACGTGACCACTTACCTCTAAATGACCACTTGCACCCACACCCTCATCTGTTCTCCAAGAATCATTAGAATCATGCCAAGTCCATTTCTTATCGGAATTTGTAGACTTAATGACAATACCAGCGTCATCAAGTGCTGAATCTGCATAAAGGGCCGTTCCACTCATAGAAGCAAGTTCTAATTGCTTATCCCAAATTGTAACAGTACTACTATCAATATATGTTAGATCACCCTGAACATCAAGATTGCCACTGATAACGACATTACCACTAACATGAAGATGACCTTCAATATCAGCATCACTTTGAATATACATATTACCACTAATAGAAGCATCACCATCAACATCCAAAGTAAAACCTGGATCTGTTCTATTAATACCAATACGATTGTTACTTGCATCCCAGGTAAAGAAATGATCATGATCGAGAACACCACTCTCTTTATAGTAAGTGATATCTCCTTGATACGGTACATTCCCAACTGCGTCAACAAACTGTTCAGTATATAAATGCGATAAATCTGGGATATCTTCCGATGCTAAATATCTAAATGTCGGATAATCTGGACTGCAACCAGCACCAATACAGCCACTTGCTGGACCAGCAAAAACAGAACCTTTTACTTGAGTATTCAATAAAATTCTTTGGTCAACTAATCCACTTAAAGAAAATATGGCATTAGATCCAGTTGTAGGATCTAACTCATTCCTCATAAATGGTTCTAACTGAATACCACCTGAATACGCAGAAGTATGAGTTGGACTTACACCAGAGAAAATAATTCCAGACTCTGCAACAATAACCCCAGAAGATCTCATTAAAGATTTTTCAGGAGTACCACCAATATCAATAGAATATAAAGGGGCAGGTTGAACAATACCTATTCTGTTATTATTTTTATCAAATATAACATTAGAAGAATAATCGACTGTCTGCTGACTACCAAAAAATGCCATACCACTGACATCTGGCTGGGTGAACCCATCCATTCCACCAGCAGAGAATAAAGCAAATTCTCCAGGATAGCTTACAAATACTTCTTTGATGCCAGGATTAAAAATAACATTATTATTACTATTAGAACTATTGAAAGCAAATCTTGCGATAGAATCAGTACTACCATCATTTATATAGTAACCAGAACCAACCTCATAGTTTGTACCATCAGTAATCGCATAGAATATAGCATCTCCACTTGAGTAAACACCACTAAAAGAACCAAAGCCTGTAGCAGCACCATCCAACGAGAGATTGCCAGCTCCAGTAGAGTGACTAATTTCTTTTATTCTATCATGTAGAAAAACTGTATCTGGAAAAGCCATTTATCTTACCTTTATTATAATATATGATTAACCACCGTAACCGACTATAGTAGGAACAGCACCGGAAATCGCACTTGGTTCATATCCATAAGCTACAAAATCATTAATCTTACCATCGACATATTCACCAGCATCATTTTGAATTACAAAAGTACAGGTTCTTAATCCATCATTATCATCGTTGCCATGCCTAAGAACACAAGCTACAGTATTAACATCCATGTCTTCTTTAGAGCCTGAAGTGGTTGTTGCATTACTTGTACCAATGGCTACATAATGATTATTAGCGAAAACCCCAGAATTAAATGTAATAGTAAATTTACCAACAGCATTTTTTGCAATACCGCTAACATTATACCAAGAATTAATAACCGGGGAACTTGTACCAACTCCAGAGGCATCAAAATTCAACCATGCTTTAGCAGCAGAAAACCCGGTACTTATCTTAGAATTGTCATCAAAGACAAAATCACCAGACACTAAAATATCTACTTCATTATTTCCATTATCTAACGCTGCAAATTTAATTCCTCTACCATTGTCACCAGAAGCACCAACCCATTGATTGCCAAGAGCAAGATTTCCAGTCATTTGCCGATTAGCAGTAGTCCAACCGCCAATTGGTACATACTGTGTATGTGGATCACCAGTACTTAAACCAGTTAAATCGTTATGATCAATTTGGCCAGCACCAGGATATGCTTCTCGCTGTAATGTTCCTGGTGAATTTGGTGAATTAGGAAACAAAATTCCAGACTCCGCAATAACACGACCACCAACCCCTGGAGTCCCTAAATGTTTAAATCTCACATCATTAAAGAAAGGAAATTGAACATCTGTATCACCACTGGCTACAATACTGTTAATCGAGAATGCTATATCCTCCATATTACCACGAACATCTTCAGCAGATATCAAACCCGCATTATTGTTAGCTAATTGTTCGGCGATATTACCAAGTATAACGCCAGAAGTTCTCATTGTAGGTGCCATTATAACTCTCCCTTAAAAATTTCCACCAGATCTATGACCTAGATTATTATGTCTAACAAAATCAGAACCAGGACTGTAAGGCCCAAGGATTGCATGTCCAGCAACTGCATTACCAGCCCTGTATTCTAGTAAATTATGTTCATATTTTTCACACACATCTTTATATAAAATAATTAAGGTATTTGTAACACCTCTCAAATCAATTGAAGATGGACCATCCTTAATTGAAATAGCATTACCAGATTCACTTCTAATTTCACTTCCAATGATAATACACGCAGACCGCAATGATATCAAAGCAATAAATGCTGTATCTAATGTGTCAGCATCTGTTGGATCTGGTGATAATTTACATTGTTCTACATTTAATGTATAAGTGTTAGGAAAATCCACATTCATAGTTGTAAGCTGTGCAGCCACAAGAATAGTAGTTTCTATTCTTTCTGCTGAAAATTTATAGCTTGTAGCATCCACATCATTGATTAGATGCCTAACAATTGTGGACATTTGACCTTGCCAAGACATATTTTACTCCAAGTTACAGTACACTTTAAAAGTATGAATATCTGTATAATAAGTTCCACTGGGTATTGTAACTTTTCCTTGTAATTTATAACTACCAGCTTGATCTAAATCACCAGCAACTGTATTATAATACATAACACCAGATGCTTGACTACCACCTGAAATAAAAGATGTATCCCGGTATATAACAGAATCATCTGGTTTTCTAAAATTTAACTGCTTTAATGTAGAATCGCTCAGATCTACTGTTGAAGAGTCATCTTTAACAGTGACTAAAAAACGAGTACCAACATCGCCTACATGTATTTGACTAGCCATAATTACCTCAGCAAATCAATTGACTCAGAAGTATTTATTGTTAAAATAAATTCTATAATCATTAATTAAGATCCAAATTGACTTCTTTATGAGTTTGAATAGATAAAACTATTGAAAATACTTCACCATTATGTGTATTAAACATCTCTTTAGTGGATGCTATTGGTAATTCACTAAATGTTGTATCACCAAAATTCATTATATTTCCTATAATTGTGGATCTAAGATTGTAATACTTGTGGGAAGTGCATCTAATGCTGCTTTCTTAGCTACTTTAGCCTCATATGCATCTACATGCTCACTTAAAAAATCCCTAACTTTTCTATTAGCAAATACAGATTTACTTTCTGGATTACTAATAGTTCTTGAGTTCGATTCACTTTCTGGAAGAGATGCATTAAAACCAGGATTTGAAACTGTATCTGGCCTATTATAATTAGCAGATATAGCATCTAGTACTCTAGACACGTCTGCATCATTAATTTCTACGGAAAACTGTGCCATGACTAACCCCCAAAAATAAATCTAACAGATATTTATACACTTAAATTACTACAAATCCACAAATAAAGAAAACAGTTGCGGCTTAGAGGTAGATGCTTCAGATGGCGTATCACCTAGCAATAACCACGAATGAGCATACTGGGTTCCATTTGTAGAACTCCAAGTTTCCCTTATACCATCACCCTCTGCCGCTACGGTAGCTCTGCCCACCACAGTTTGAGCATGATTATAATTCACAATACTGTAAGCATTAGAAATATACCTATCAACATCTGTGGTGCTTTGGCCATTTTCATCCATCCAACCACCAGCATCCATATTGTCTTGTTCATCCCAAGTACCAATTGTGAACCTATTATGATCTGATGGTGTTTGAGAAGCGGTCTTCATCGCCCCCATACAAATTCCAGCTTTTGGAACAAATCCAGCATCTAAATCATTAGTTGTGTTGCTGGCGGGTTGTGTAGTTGTGACAACTTTAGCTGCCGGACCTTTGACCGCAACAATGCTGTAATATAGGGCGGTGGAAATCACAGAACTCCAATTGATAGTATAACCACTGCTATCTAAACTCTTTACTGTCGCCACATTAATATCAGCCCCCGTGCCTGCGGATTGAATTTGAATGAATTTTGCAGAATGTACTGATTTTGTAACGCTGGTAGCCACTCCATCTAAAGACACATTATAATTACATGCATCCGTAGTACCATCGCTAAACCCAAAGTTTTGGACTGAATGAATCGCTTCATTAGGTAGTCCCGTAGTATGTGCCTGCATAGCAAAAACCAATAAAAAGTCAGGCTCAAATCCGGGACCAGTATAACTAACATCTCCAGCACTAGTTGGAGACGAAATTACATCAATCGATACGTTTTCTACATCGTCGCCACCTAAAGCCATAAGCCAATAATTATAAGCATCATTAGCCGAATTACTCCAAGTATGACAAACTCTGGGAGCATTAGAATATGAACTTTGTACAGCCCTTTCGTAAGTCCCTCCATTAAGACCTAAAGGATGGGCAGTATAAGCAGTTTGGTGTGTACGATTGCAGATAGACGTACCTTGCCCATTCGCACTACCGTTACCAATCGCAACATTGTCAGTACCATCAGACCAACCAATACTGTTCTTCATATCGGTGTTTACCGCAGCAGCACTATTACCCATACCAAACAGTAAATGTGTCTTGGGAGCTTCCGAACCCCAAACAGACGAAGTAAGACTTACGCAATCTGTAGTATCTTCATCTGGAACAGTAAAACCTTTACTTTCCGCTATCAGAGCCATTAGGAAATCCCCATATCTGTATTAAATGATACTCTTGTGTCATACCCCAGTTCTGCCTTCATTAATGTTTGGGTAAAACTATTACGGGCCACGGCTTTTGCAATTGTAGTAGCTGTTGGTACATCTAAACCAATAGTAGCTAACGAAGTTGTCATCGCGGTGATATCGTCTACAACTTTGGTTTTAATCTGAGCGAATTCAACTTGATCACCAGCATCAAGATTAAATCTTTCAATAGCTTCAGCGTCTGTTATTTCACCAGACAAAATCTCGGCCACAGTAGTAATTGTGGGCCAAATTGGTAATTTTGGGACATCCGCCCCATCATCATTACGCCCTCTAAATCTATCATAAAGTGCCATCATATCCTCCTATTTTTCTATCTTTTTTAAATTCATGGCTGACAAGTAACTTTCTTCTGATTCTACTTTATCGCAAAAATAGGAGGGACATTTGTCTCTAATACGATACTCATACTCTAATCCTCTCCATTTATTAATATAAAAATCTGTATGACTACTAAAACAAAGACAATGTGTAGGATCACCAGCACCAGTTGAATTACACAGATACTGCAAACTATCTTCTACACCAAATCCTGAAATAATATGTCCTCTCATTGTATGACGACACATGGATTCAATAGTTATGCGGGCTTCTTGTATATCTTGCACCCGCACAGAACATACAACAAGAAATTTTTCCATCATTGGCATTTGTTTTATTCCCTTATATGTTTTGACCAATCACGAACCCATCATAATATCCGCCGCTAGTGCTTAAAAACCCAAGCACATCTGCTTTATTAGCAGTTGTAGTAAGAGTAGGAGCAGAACCGCCTTCTGCCCAATAGATAGTGCTAAACCATGTTACTGTACGACTACCAGAAGAATCTTGCTTAAGCCTCAACATAAACTTTTGACCCGAAGCTGCATTAGAGATAGCAATTATTCTATTGCCACCCAATGTGGCCATATGAGTATTAGCCTCATTCATATCAAATGTAATAGTTGCACCATCTGCTTCAGTGTTGATTATACTTTTAATAGCTTTATCAACGATCAAACCTTCAAGTGATCCACTACCACCTAAAGACGAAACATTAAATTCAGTTCCAATTAATGTTAGTCCACTACCACCAGTATAAGTTGTATTAGTATCTGAGGTAATGAATGTAGAATTAGCCCAGCCACTTACGGCAACTCCGCTGTTTATGATTGTTTCTGATGCCCAACCGCTAATCGCAGTATCAAGCGAAGACATAGTAGAATTAGCCCAGCCACTCACAGCAACACCACTATTAATGATGGTTTCGCTTGCCCAACCACTGATTGCAGTAGTATTAGATGTAGTATCAAATGTTTCGTTTGCCCAACCACTCACAGCAACACCACTATTAATTATTGTCTGTAATGCCCAGCCACTGACATTACTTACATGAGAACTTGTACTAAATGTACCATTAGCCCAACCACTAACTGCTACACCACTATTAATTATAGTTTCACTTGCCCAACCACTCACAGTAGTGTCTAATGCAGACATAGTCGAATTTGCCCAACCACTTACGGCAACTCCGCTATTAATTATAGTTTCTGACGCCCAACCACTAAGACTACCACCCGAAAGTTTTAACAGATTACCTCCAGCAACATACTCTGTATTTATACCACTGATACCACTAATAACTACAGTTTGAGTATTTGATATAATATCTGCGGCAACTGTACCATCACTAATAGACCAACTATAACTAGCACCAGCTCCAGCAATTGCTTCTGCATAACCACTAATCGAGGCAGTGTTTGCTTTAGTATCAAATGTGCTATTTGCCCAACCACTAACAGAATCAACATTAGTATTGGTACTAAATGTTGCGTTTGCCCAGCCACTTACGGCAACTCCGCTGTTTATGATTGTTTGTGTAGCCCAACCAGAAATGGCAACACCTGAAGCGGTATTGGCAGAAATATCTACATTATTAGAAGAAATATTCGCCGTATTGGTAGATATGTTTGTTGTGTTATTGGAAAGCCCATAAGCTGCCCATCCACTCACAGCGACACCGCTATTTGTAATTGTTTGTGCAGCCCAACCAGATATAGCAACACCTGAAGCACTATTTGTAGCAATATCGGTATCATTAAGAGTGATATTTGCTGTGTTTGCAGATATATTTGTTGTATTAGCAGAAATTCCATAAGCAGCCCAACCGCTTACAGCCACACCACTATTTGTAATCGTTTCAGATGCCCAGCCAGATATAGCAACACCACTAGCACTATTAGATAATATTTTATTGGAATCTGTAGAATGAAAAACAGTACCTACTAATTCTAAACCAGAACCGGCTGTATATGTAGTATTGGTATCACTAGTAATGAATGTCTCAGTAACCCAACCGCTTATAGCGGTATCTAATATAGACATTGTAGAGCCAGCCCAACCACTAACTGCTACACCACTATTAATTATTGTTTGAAAAGCCCATCCAGAAATAGCAACTCCAGACTGGCTATTAGCAAGAATCTGAGACGAGTAATCAATGGAACCTGGAAGAGTATTAATTCTATGCTCAAAATATCCAGAATCCGAAACTCCAGAAGCAGTATTATTTGCAATATCAGCACTGTAGTTAAATACTCCAGAAAACCCAGTAGTTTGAGCCGTACCGTCAGGAAAAATGATACCAGTAGTTAAACATATTTGACCAAATTTGCCACTACCATCAACATCAAGCTCATAAGCAGCATTATCTTTTCCAATGCCAAAATTTCCATCTTTATCGACAACAGATAATACACTACCAGCAGATGTTGTCCACTCTTGGATATTAGTAGCGAGAGCTGCCCCTCCATTAATCGTCAGAGCGGGGTAAGCCGTCGCAACAGAATCTATGTGTACGCCAGTAACAGTGCTTGATTTTAGAATAGTAGAATTTTTATGTTTTACGTTAAATCCAGTCGTATTTGAAATTGTCACATCATTATGTGAATTGGCAACAATGCCCATATCACCATCTACACCATAAATATAAGCATGGTTTGGAGCTTCAACCACAGAGTTTGGATTTGATTTTAAACCTAATGTCCAAGTAGGAGATGTGCCTCCATCTGTATGTAAAGCAAGAGTTCTATCATAAGTATCGTCAACATAGGCATGGAAAAAATTACCAGAAGAACTTCTCTGCATAGTAAATATATTATTGTTTTGATCATTAGGCTTGAATAGTAAATCACCACTGACTGTAAGCAAGCCACTCGTGTTTACATTACTAAGTTGTGCAAGACTAGTAACAGAAATATGCTCAAAAACTCCAGATGAAGTAAATTCAATGTTTCCATCAGCATCTAAATAAACTGCTCTATCTGCGGGATAAGTGCAAAAAACTCGTGACACACCATTAAGAGAAATAGCACTGTTGCTATCAGAACTTTTTAAAATAGTATCTCGTGATAATGTATTAGAAGATTGAGTATATGTTCCAATACCAACCTCCCAAGATGTATCATTTTCAATAGCATAATAAGTGGTGTTACCATCACCAATGCCACTTAAGAATGATTGAAAACCACCATACGTACCATTGAAAGTAATAGTACCAGTACCAGTAGTAACCGATGTTTCTTTTACTCTATCTGATATTACAAGAGCCATAATATTTTCCTATTATGAATGATATATGTTTTTTGCTTCATAAACAAAAGAATCTATAACTTCTTTTGGTAGCCTATGGAAATTATCATAAATTGGCTGTAAATCTAAACCAAGCTCGACAAATTCTAAGACATAATTTCTTGCTTTGTTTTCTAAAGTAAGGGGATAACTAACACCATCTGGACGAGTAAATCTATGAAGCCATCTTAAGAAAGGCAGACAGATTGCTTTGCGACCATAATTTCTGTATTTGGTATGAATATAAATTTCTTCTCCACCAAAACCTCTACAGTGCGGGTTAAACCCTAACCAAGTATCTTTTTTTGTTAAAAATAAACCTAAACCTTGACCAAAAATCTCAAATGGTGGATCATCTTTAAATCCAAGTTGATAATAGCCAAGATCTTTAAGTGTTTTTTCATTGCTAAAATAAGATATTTTGGGATATTCTTTATTACATTTTATACACTTTTCTAACGGAACTTGCGAGAGAAGATGAACATAGTCACAATTTCCAGAATCCCCCCTTTGTCTCAAAGAAAAGTTTTCACCGCATTGACAGGAAAATGTAGAACCCCATTTACCCCACATCTCTGCTCCCCAACCGTCATTATAATGTGTTGAATTGTTCTTGAGGTTATCATAAACAAGCGGCCCTGAATATAAATCTTTAGTATTTGGATTCTTATCTAAAAATCTAAATAACTTAGTTATTACATAAGTTGATGGACATAGTAAAACATGGCAATCCATAATTAATACAAAATCGCCACTTGCTTCTTCGACTATCTTATTTCTTGATACGGAAGTACCAACAGTAGAACTATGTCTAATATACTTACTATTAGGCACCTGGTTTCGTAAAAAACTACTTAATGCTTGACCATGCTTACTATGAGGATTATTGTCCACAACAAGAAATTCAATATTATTTAATATATCGTCTCTACCATTGAAAGATAACTCTTTCCTTATATCTTGGATTGTAAAATAAGCACCATGAAAATCATCGTGGTGTGCCATTCCTATTGTTAGTTTCATAAGTTTTGCCTACTTACTATCACAACAATTACAATAATCATATCCATCTGAAGTGTGCGTAACAGTAAAAGTTGGAGGATCTGTACATGTTCCATGATGATTGAATGTACTAAAAAGTTCTTTATCAGCTTGTGTACTACGTCTCCATTTAAAATTATTAAAACAGTCCATATGTACCTGTAAAATTTCCCACTTATGAGCATCTCCGTCTTCGGCAGGAGCTGGAACACCCCTTAAACATCTTGCTTTATAATAAAAATGATCTCCACACTCTAAAACTCCATCAAATTCATATATTTTATAAGCAGTAGTTTCTGTAACCGCTAAGGCAGTAATAGTAGTATTAAAATTGCACTTATTCGATTCAATGGTATTTAAATTCTGATAAAATACTGGACCACTAAAACTATCAGGACAGTCACAATTATTACAAGGATCGGGATAACATGCTACACCTTTCTGCCAAGTAAAACTCCCAAGTGCATCTGGAGCGTTACCTATTTCAGCACATTTAGCCTCCGTGACATATTGACATAGATTTGTCTGAGTATCGTTTGTATAACAACACGCTCCTTTAGGATCACTTGGATTTTCAGTCGTAGGATCAATAGTAGTCGAAGTAGTTGTTGTGGGAGGATTCGTAGTTGATGTAGGATTAGGATCAACACCCGGAGGTAATGATGTGGAAGTACTTGTAGTAGTAGGAAGAGCAGACAGACATGTAACATTAGTGCATAATTGACCAGAAGTGTAAACGGAATATGGTCTCGTTAAACAATCACCCTCATAAACCCAGTCTTCACAACCAAATGTAGGTTTACCCTCAAAACCAGTAAAAGACGTTCCAGTATCAGTTTCATTATAAACAAGAAATACATCTCCGTATTGATGAAAAGTACCAATACCATTTTCAAGTGTCGAAACATTATATGTAGCGGCAACTCTATAACCATTATCAGAAAATGCTGCTTGTGAACCTAAGCCAATACGATCATATGTGTCATTTTCGTGTTTAGCTATTATAGAAGTTCTATACCAAGTATAATCACTTGAGCAAGTATCATACTTGTATTCATATCTATATATCTTATCAATTGATACATAAGAATCAAAATTTTGAAACTTACTTCTGTGTGTAATTAATGAATTGCCAGATGAATCAAGTTGTATTGCAGAGTGAGAACTTGGAATACGAACACCTGAAACGCCTGAGACACTAATATCAACCCACGAATTAGGATATAAACAACTTCCCAGATTATTAGATCCAGACTCAAACACATGAAATAATCCAGAACCAAATATGTTTGGATCTGCAATGACAGCTAATCTATCACCTTTACCATTTAAAGAAACAGAATGACCAAATGAACTACCAGAAATACCAGAAACATCCGTATCTAAATTATTTCTAAAATATGACGAAGAAATAAACCCTGAGCCAGTTACTGAATCACCAGATGGTCTATCAGTGAATGTTATAAAAGCACCATTCTCTTGTCTTTGTGCTTGTCTATTAGGTGCTGTTCCAGATGCAATATCGGCATATGGCAATCCCACAACGAGTAAATCGCCACTATCATTTATATCAAAATTGAATGTTTGCCTAGTAAATAGGGGTGTAACCATTTTATTCCCTTACTTATTTGCTGCAGGATAGTCATAACTCATAAGTGTGCCACCCTTTATGACTTCGCCATTAGAAATTTCAGCCCAACCCTCTTCAAATTCAGAAGTACCGACAGAAGGTCCAATTGATTTGTATATACCGTCTGGATATTGAATTAATAAATCTGGATCTAAAAACCATTTCTGACCTGGAACAAAAAATGAATATTTTGTGCCCGCAGAATCAAAACCCTGCTTACGCAATGCTAAACAATATGCGGTTTTACTTTTCTTCTTGAGAGAAGTAGATAACTTAGTGTCAGATGAACTATTAAATACATCCGCATAAGGACCGTGCAAATGAGGATTGGCTAAAATGGTAACACTAGAATCAGTTCTTACTAAATCTAAAATATCAATTCCTAACTCATCTGAGGAGATAACTATTTTATCGCCACCTAAAGATATATTAGTTCCGTAATCACTAGTTCCATCCGTAATATATCCAGAATTTGTACCAGTCCTATTAACTGGATAATACCACTTGGGTAAAGAAACATCGGGTTGTATTAAATCAAAAACTTGAACAAAACTTTTACCAGTACTAGCATTTAAAGCACTAAACGCAATTCTAGTACCATCATTTGATATGGATACCGCATATCCTAATCGTCTGCCTGTATGACCCCCAATAAATACATCGCTTTTACTTGAATCAATATCAGATTGTACGGTAACCCATTTATTATTTTTATATATGAATGATTTAACATACCCACGATTGGCTTGAGGGACAATACCAGTACTAAAATTGGGTGCCCCAGCTATAAGATAGTTTCCATCATTGCCATTAATATCTACAGAAAATCCAAACAGATCTCCATCGCAGTCACCCTCAATAAAACTAGACTCATAAGGATAGTCTTCTAAAATTGATTTTTTAATTTCATACTGATCTGTAGTAGAATTGTATTTATAAATATAAACACGACCTTTTTCTGTCGTATGTGGCATACCAACTGCTATAGTTTCACCAAGATCATCTATTGCGACTGAATACCCAAATTTACCATTAGCTATTGGACCTTGAATTTCCTGAACAAGCTCCCAAGGGTCTGTAGCTGCTGTTTTATCTTTGTATCTATAGATTGCTATCATTCCAGCATCTGTGCCAGATTGGTCTACATATGGAGCACCAATAACTACAACTGGGCTATAAGATACAAGCGATGTTTCACTAGATTTACCAGTGGCTATAGCAACATCAAAACCAAACCGCCCAGCAGAATAAGAATAGTTTCCAATAATTTCTTGACCAAGGTGTGGCCAACTTTCATCTAAACCTTGTACAGATTTTTGGTAATGTATTTTTACATATCCTCTGTTGCTATTATACGCAGGAGCACCACCTATAATAAATTTGCCATCAGAAGATATGTCAGCAGAAAATCCAAACTTAGCAGATTCTGTTGGACCGTGAAAATCACTATTATTGGAATCTTGGTAAATTAATTCACCAAAAAAAGAATTAAGTATAGAATAAGAAGATCCAATTTTTTTTAATAGTTTGATTACACCGTCATTTGATCTGTGTATATAGGCATTTGCATGGGCTATAATAATATATTGATCATTAGAATCAATGGAGACATCGCTTGCAAAATTAGATCGTATAAGTTTGTACTCATTAGCTGGATCTGGATTGCCATCAATGATACTTTCAAAAGCTAAAGTATAATTATAGATACCCGAAGTAATTGGAGCAGGACAATAATCACCAGATGGGGCAACAGGATATTCAGATAAAGGCACGTCAAAAATACCATCAGTATATCTATCGCTATAATCTAATCTACCAACTTCTATTGTACTATAATAATTCCATTGAGTACCATCCCAATTATAAGCTTCTACACTTTGCTGACTATTAGGATCTGCTGGATTATTTTTTATAAATATGCGATCAGCCGATGAAGTCATCTTGATTTGATCACCAAAAGAACCTGGATTTCTAACTAATTCTCCATTGCCATTCGCATAAACATAAGAACTCATGGGTGAACTTATATAATTACCACGTCTTTTCCAGTTGGAATCTGAATCAGACCAATAATAAACACCAACATGATAATCATCATTTAAAGGTATGGGTGTCTCATCACAACTATTATAGTCTATATATTGGTTCTCTTTCCAGCAAACCGCAAACATATTACCACTTGTATTCATATCAACAGATACAATTTCTAAGTGATCAGTTAATGTCTCTGTCAAATAAGAACCACTGTTTATAGGTGTTCCAAGTATATCCCAAGAAGAAGCATTTTCTTGAAATACTTGTGCGTAAGTGCCACTCGGCCAATCAGAAGTAGAATTGGTTAAATGCCGAGAGAATACAACTCTGTTACCAGAACCATTAGTAGCAATATGATTATTAATGCTGGCAACAGGTAAACTATTTGCAATTTTTAAACCACTTGCCGTATTCGTCTCTGTAAGAATTGGGTAAACTGGTAATGAATTTGCACAAGGAGTAAGTAAATTATCATCAAATTTAGCAGCATAAGAACAACAAGCACCAGATGATAAAGGAAATGGAATAGGTATTGGCTGACGGATATAACCTACTAATAGTTCCATTTCAGAGATTCTGTAATCTTTATCTTCACCTGGTGTTCCGGGAGGATCAAAGTGGGTGACTTTAAGTAATGCATTATCCCAAGAAGTTTTATCAATATCTCCAGTTAAATTGAAATTAATTAATCTATTAGTAAAACTACCAAAAATATCTGTATCACCAGGAGGCTTTTGGCCTGAGTGTATAATCTCATTTGTTAAAGGAGTTGTTTCATCAATCTTAAAAAATTGATATTTTAAACCTTCATTCGGAACATCCAAGTCCGACTTCCCTTTATCTCTAATTCTTAAAGATCCAGAACTCAATATATCAAAATCAAATGGCATATCTTCAAAACCAAAAAATGCCGTTACAGTGCTTGGACCATCACCTTGCTGTGCCGCCCGCCGAATATAATCACTATCATCGGGAGTTAATACACCATTATTCATCGCAGCATATCGATGAGATGGTCCACCAACTATGACGAAATTAGTATCACCATCAGTATTGGGAGAAGTATTATGAGCAGTAGTACCATCAAAGTTTGGCACTAAAATACCAGTCTTCTCGGGACAATTACATAAGAAATGATCGAACTCAACTTCTTGAGTCCAAGTAACTTCTAAATATGCAGCATATATTCGAAACTCATCATCTTCAAGTTGGGGTGGAGAAACTAAGTTTATTGCCATATTAGAAACGGCAGAATCTCTTAATCCAGAACCTTCATATTCAGGGAATTTATATGCAGCCCAAGCACCATCATGAGCACCAGATGTAGCCATAGCGGGACCATATGCATCATGATACCACTGATTATCTAACTTTACACTTCCTGAAACCAGATGGTCTACCCCACTGCCACCACCTTTAAAAATACTAGTACTACCAGTACTACCAGTACTAATACCTGAAGAATAAGACCAAAGTGTGACACCACTAACAACCGCCCCTGGATTAGCTGGAATATCACTAACCCTATGAACTCCACTGGTGAATGCAGATTTTGCACCATCATTCAAACAATATTCAGTAGCAAAAGCCGATTCACTATCAGCATTAAATCCCTTAAACATGTTATCATCAATAGCACCAAATGGACAATCATCCATATTAGAGGTGATATTAGAGATGGGCCTGAGATGATACACCCCGGTAACAGTTGGCATAATTCGTCCTTATTATATTGAACCAGAACAAGCAACGTGTATCGGTCGATATTCACCATTAACCAGATAAGCTACAACAAATGAATCTTGATCTATAGCTAAAGTGGAATCTCTATTTACAACCCAAGTTTCTGAGCCAGTTGAGAAATCAGAATTTCTTTTTACAATTTTACCACTAACTGGTGCGGTATATTGAGTTGGTCCCAGGATTTGAGTGGTGGTGAATCCCTCTATCACTTGTGGATAATCAAGACTTTCAAAATTACCACTACAATCGATATGAGCAACTTTTGTGTCATTATGCCACCAAGTTTGAATATAATCTGTAGTGGAGTGTCCTGTGATTGTGTTGTCTTTTCTTACAGAGAGGACAGCATCAGGACCAATGACAGTATCTCCAATAGAAATTCTTCTTAGAGATGTATCTCCAGCGATTGTATTTTGAATATTCAGAAGATTAGAATAAGAACCTTTATTGTATAACAACCTTTGGTTATCTTGTAGATTTGCTACAATTTCAATATTACCAGCACTAGCATCGTTACTATCAACAGAACCTCTTAAAGCATTTTTACCAATACCAATAGATTCAGTATTTTCCGAATACGAACCAGCATTTTGCCCTATAAATATTGATCCATTAGCTCCTCTAGCATAATCACCAGCATTTGTGCCAATAAATAAACCATTGGAAATGTTATCCGCTTCTCGTCCAGCATTATATCCAATAAATGTAGATGCTGTATCTATAGATAAATTACTATTATTTGCTGAGGCACCATAACCAGCATTCGTACCAATCATAACAGAGTGCTTCCAGCCACTGGATAAATGGCCAACTCCAGGTCCAATGAACACACTACCGCTATTTTGAACTTGACTAATATTTTTCTCATCTTGAGGAGGAGCAAAGAAATGATTCTCATTGCCCACAACAGATGCGTAACCACTGCCAACAAAATCTGTAAGCTCAGTAAATGACATCCTTCCTAAAACATTGCCACCAAGTGCTGTACCACCATCAACATGCACAGGAACATAACTTTTTGTGCTTAATGTATTTACAGAAACATCAGATACATTTTGTAATTCTAAAATATCTAAATCAAATTTAACAGTATTAGCATTAGGATATGATGCAGATATACCAGAACCAGCACTAACATTTTGACCGATAAAGCTAGAAGCAGAAGTGCCATCAGAATAATTAATTTTACCTCTAAGATTTATATCTCCATTAATAGTAACCGTGGGATTTGCAGTAGAAGCATATGAAGCACTATTAGACATAGTACCATTTCTAAAGTCATTTTCTACTAAAACACCAGTTGTGTTATTAGAAGTGGTAAATACTAATCTATGAACAACACTAGCCACACTACTATTAAAGGTATCTTTTATTTCAGTATTAAGATAATCAACGGTACTTAATGTTTGTGGTTTGATATTATATTCAATAGATTTATCATTATCTTGTATAATAAAATCACCATTTGTTGTAATATTACCACTTGATGCAATATTACCACCCGCTACAATATTACCACCCGCTACAATATTACCATTTGTCACATAAAAATCTGCTTCATTAATAGTTAGACTCTTAGAACCTGTCAATTGACCTGAAATTAATGGGTCAGCACCATAGCCAATCAATAATTTATCAGACCAATCGGCTCCATTTGTCGCTACACTATTACCAATAATAATTGAATTATCTGCTGCAGTATCAATACTATTGAAATTATTATTACCAATAATGACATTGTTATAAGAAGAGCTGTTACCGCTATCGAGGTTGTGCTGACCAACTATGACATTGTTGTTCATACCTCCACTTTGATATCGCAGATTATCGTTACCAACAATAGTATTGAGATCACCAGTAGTCATTTTATTTAATGATCTATTACCAACAACAGTATTGCCAGAAGAAGAACTGATACTATTTAATGACTCGGAACCATAACCAGCATTATCTGGGTTATTTGAACTGACTGGAAGGCTATTAGGTGTACCAGAACCCGCAAAAGTATTTCTATATTCATCTGTAAATACAGTACTGGTGTTATCAATAATATTAGATACTAAGTCAAATTCATTTCCAGCATCATCCAAGAAAAACAATGCCTGAGTTTGACCTGTTCCAGATTTAGGTTTAACGTAAATTTTTCCATAATCAGCAGTATTTCCCGGATTTTTCTCTTGCTCTTTCATAGCAATTGTGCCGCTGGCACCAGAATCAAAATGATTGATTGTTAAAGGCTCAATTGGTGTGAATTTTCTAGTAGTTCCAACTATAGTGGAACCAATACCAACATAATTATTATTTGTGACAGACATAAAACCACTTGTAGTAGCAAAGTGATTAGAATCTGTAGCAATTGTTGAAAAATCAATATAATCTGTAGAAGTATCATAAGAGACACGTAAACCAGAAGCACCTTCGGGACCATTCCCAGTTAATTCAAAAATACTATCCTTACTTGTGTCGCCAGTACGAGTACCAATTCTAACAACAGTATTAGCTGCAAACGGACCATTATTGGCACCTTGAACATGCAGATGAGCTTGAGGCATTTCTGGGGCAGAACCTTCTGTTCTTTCATAATTAGAAATACCAACATACATACCAGACTTAGCAATAGTAATTGGTTCAAACACTCTGGTATGGTCATGCTCTCTATATTTGCCCCCTTCAGAACCAATTACAAATCTATCATAATCAGGATGACCAAAATTATATTGCCTTAAACTAAATCTGGATCTGTTAGTATCTGCAACAGCAGTAGTGAAATCTAAACCAACACGCACAGCATTAGATAAAGAGGTATTATCTAAAGAACCAGAATTAACACTGGCAATTGCTAAATCATATGTATTATCACCAGAAGCAGCAAAGAATGAAACATTTCCTCTACCAGGATAATTTCCAGAGGCATTGTTGACTTGACCAAAAGTCATATATGAACCAGACGCAATTGATAAACTTTTATCAGTTGCAATAATCAATCCATTGTATCCACTTTCATTAATAATACTTGTCTGATCTCTACCAAGCACTCTCTGTGTTCTTATGTGCATACCTTCCGCAACACTTAAACTAATGTTAGATTCAAAATGAGATCTAGAGAAAGAATTATCAGCTAACAATGCATCTGATTGTATTGAAACATCTGGCTGTTTATAAATAAGCCTATAATCACGAACATAATCAGAACCACTAGCATGTATTTCAAACCCAGCACCCTCAAGAGCGGCATCAGCTAAATAACCACACACAGCACTATTATGAAATCCATCTCCCTCATCGCATAACCCACTTGAGCCTAAGTGTAATGTTTTACATTCATATAAGCATTCACCTATCGTGTTATATGTAACATCGTTAGCGTAAAATTGCCCACTAATCGTAACATCATTAAAGTGTCCATCCCAAGGTAAAGAAGGATGACCTAAAGAATAAACGCCACTCTTAGACGGTACTATGTTTCCAGCTACAGTAATTAAACCGTGATCACCAGATGGGGCATTAGTGCCAAATCCAATATTTCCATTGCCGTCGAAATGCTGTCTAACAGTAAGATTGTATTGATCTGGAAAACCTGCTCCTTTAGGTGCATCACTAAAAATAGTAAGTGTTCCAGAATTAGGATAAGAAATACCACTAGAAATATAAGCCATTTTCCAATGTTTAGAGCCATGACCTAAGTTTGTAGAGGCATTTACAGATGGAGAGGCATCTCCAGCAACTTGAAAATTTCCAAAATCATGTAAACCATTTGTATTTACAGCTAAACGATTATTCTCTAAATTACCATACATTAAAGGAAGACGAGATGTTGTGTCAACTACACAATCTTCATCTTGCTCAATAGGAATGGCACCAACATAAAATTTATAACTGTCAGCTTCACCAATGTAATTACCAGCAGCATGACCTATTGCAATATTAAAACTTCCAGTTCTGCCTCTATGTAAAGTATAGTTACCAATACCTATATTGCCAGAACCTGTAGTATTACCACCAAGAGCACTGACTCCTACTCCAACATTATGATCTCCGTAAACATTACAACTAATTGATTGGGAACCAATAGCCGTATTATGAGTTCCGTCATAATTTCCATATAAGGCATTGTAACCAAAAACGGAATTATCTGAAGTTGACCTGCCAGCTAAATCTAACTTACCAAGAGCTTGTTCTCCGAGAATAGAAGTTCTGGTAGATTTTGTCCCCACGTTATCTGCATCAATACTATTTGATACGGTCATTAGATGAATAGAATCAGCTAAATTTGTTATAACTGTTCTAAGATCTAACGGAGAAATCTCTTGATTGGCATTATCTGGAAGATAATTAGTAAGGGAGTTAATGAACTCCTGTTTACTCAAAATCATTTATCTAGTCCTTACTTGAAGGAAACTTGTAAAGTACTTGTGCTAAATTTGACACTATCACCTGTATAAATAATTCTTGGATTATCAAGCTGTGCGTGCATTAACAAATTACCTTCTTGGTGGACTTGAGTATCAACTAAGGCTATGCCAGATACCCATCCCCAATCTTGTAAAGCTTGTTCAAACACAAAATCAACTCCATTTTTTATAACACCACTACCAGCGGAATGGTCAGCAGTATTATAACTCCACTTATCATTGCCACTAGTAGCTGGAGCATGTAAGCTAATACGAGCATATCCCGTTGAATTAACGCCGTCACCTGAAGATAATTCTTGAATTGTTACACCAGTATCTGAATCAACAATAACACCACTCGTCAACGCAACTGCAACATGTACTGGTTTAGCAAAAGTTTCACCCCTAAAAATATGGTGAAGCAAACCAGATTCTAAATAATCTGAAAGAGCAGCCATTATATTCTCCTTGTAGGAATTTCCTTGAAATAAAGAATTTATATCATATTATACACAAAAAAAAGCCATCCCCGCAAAGTACGAGGATGACTTATTATACTCACCGTTTTGACAATATTAGAAGGAGCCAAGGATAACACGACGGTTATCAAGGACACCAAATCCAATTTCAGCCCAACCGTAGAATCCAGCTCGCTGCTGTCTATGAAGAGTAGGATCTTCAAAGACTTGAAGAGTCTGACGAACAGGCATTACAAAGCTGTCATTAGATGACTGATCCAAACCAACGACCAGTTCAAGGTCAGCAGCCTGAACAGCACCACTTAAGCTACCTGTAAAGAATGTCTGATACTCTTGACCTTCACCAAGTTCATCAAGATCATGTAGATTAACACCAAATACACGGGTAATTGGAGCACCATCTTCAGAAGCACTGTAGATTTCACGCCGGGTAACTTCATCAATCTGATCAAGACCCCAGTTACGAATATCTTCCAGAGCTTCTGGAGAAACATACAGGTCTGTCAAACGACCGCGACCAGCAGAACCAGTGTTTCCGCCAGCATTACGACGCATAACAGTCTGCATCAAAGATACCAGTCTCTTAGAGAACATACCGGCAGTAGCATCACCATCGTATACGAGGATGTTTCTGTCAACACCAGCCGCAAGCATTGTGTGCCAACCATCATCGTTCATCTTCTTGGTAAAGCCCGCTTCCATAACCTGCATAGCACGAGCAGCGATATCCCAACGAGCTTCACGAGCATATCGAAGCAAGAAGTCGATAGAACTTGTGATACTGTAAGTTGGAATCGCAACATAGTCACCTTCTACGCTACGCTCAGGAACTCTACCATTACCTGGATTAGTGTAAGCAATATGCTCACCTTCAAGTCCAGGAGAGATAAGGTCGAGTGGATACTCAGTTGTTCCACCAGATTCTACTGTGGTTACTTCGAAAATATTCCCAAGAATATCGCCAGCCAAAACTCCCTTACGAAGAGGCAGTTCCAATGCTTTAGCAAATTCTCTTTGTGCTGCAATAGCGATGTTTTGATCACTATCGCCAGCTTTCCGAAGCAATGAAATAAATTCATCACTTGGTCTTTCAGTAAATGACATATTAAAATTCTCCTATTAGTTGGGGGCGATTATGCACCGTTGTTGAGTGGAAGATTGACCTGTAATTTAGCGTAGCCATCACTATCTTTATAAGACATCCAACGACCTACACATAAAGATCCAGAATTAGCTGCTGCTACTGGCTCTACAGTAATATTACCAGCACTTGCACTATCAGCATAGGCAAGCTTACCTGGAGCTGGAGTACCAGTGATATTGCTAGTAGTAACAGTACCACGAGTCATAATGGTAACCTTACCACCCTTCTGAATTTCGTCTTTATGCTGATTTAAATGAGTTCTCGTTAAATCTTTATTAACGACATCATTCATCAGAATACCAACCGGAATATCTGTTGATGCTGCAGTCGCATAAGCACACAAGTTAGCACCCTGGTCCATTGCTGCACCAGATGCACTATTATTTTCGATCACAGCCACACCCCCACGGGTTGCTGTGCCAGCGTTGTAGAAAAAGCTAATATCAGTAGCCTCTACACTTCTATCTGCTTTAAGAGCCATTTTTTTTCTCCTATAGGAAAAGAGGAATTACTTACTAAGAATTGAATTTGAGATGTAATCAGCAATACTTGCTCGTGTTGCTGCTATTTCATCTACTTCTTCTGTTTCAGCTTCTACCAGAGTTGCTTCTGATGTTTCGACTTCGTCGAAAATTTCAGTTACTTCTGCTTCTGCTTCTTCTGTAGCTTCTTCTTTAGAATCAGTTGCTACAATACTCTTTCGAGCATAAAGATTGACTACAGCATCAAATGCTTCGTCATCAAGAGAACCAAAAGAAGCAAGAGTAGCATCTAATTCATCTGCTGAAACACCAGCTTCAATTAAAGCAGCTTTTCTCTTTTCTTCTTTTTGCTTTTTCTTCATATCATACATTTCAGATTCAGCTTCTTGTAAATCCTTAGCTGATTTAGCAACAACTGCTTCTAATGCAGAAATTTTTACCTCAGCAGATTTTAAAGCTTCTTCTAAAGAAGCAATAGCTTCATCTGTCTCACTATTTGTTACAACAGTTTCTTCTGCAGCAGTTTCGATTACTTCTTCAGCTACTTCAGCTACTTCAGTAGCTTCCGTAGTAGAATCATCTGTTACCGCATCAGCTTCTACTGTTTCAACAACCTCTTCATTTAGTTCTTCAGCAACAACTGGTTCTTTAACCACTTGCTCCTCTTGAACCTGAGATTCAGACATATTAGTCTCCTTCATTGTTGAAAACCCATCAACACTAAAAGCAATACTTTTAGAGTTTAAAATTATACTCCTGGGGTTTGCTGGATTTGACACCAATCCTTTCCCAGAAAAAGAAATATCACGTAATGCACGTCCAACTTTATAACCTTCGTATTCACCAGTTCCACCATAAGCACGTAAATGCTTGGTTAAGAAAGATGAATCATCACTCCGAGTTACTAACTGTTGACTACCAGTTTTGTCAATAACCGCATAGTCGAAACCAGCAAATAAACATTCCATTGAAACAAACCACTTATCTTCATCAATTTCCGCAATGATATTATCCATTCGCTCTTTATTTTCTTCATTCATCCAACTATTATAAAGAACCGCACGAGTAATAATATCAAAATTAGCAGGGGTTTCTTCTTGATCGTCAGAAATTTTATTTCCTTCAGTATCAGTAACATAACTACCTATAATATGCCCAATGATATCATTTTCATCATGCATAAAATTAAATGGTTTGTCTTCTGGTGTATTTCTCGCAGCCCATGTGACATCTGCTAAAAATACATCATCATTTCTATTCCAATTAGTAGAAACTAACACTGATTCTAAGTAATAAAGATCGTGTTGCTTGTTTTCATCGGCTAAAAGTTTTTCTATCTCACTTTTTTCTATCTCAGAAGTAAATTCTTCTGCCTTGACAGTAAAAGGAGACAAATAAGCCACTGAAGCAGTACTCTGAACCTTATCAGAGATACCATCTTCAATTTCTTTTTGAAAAATTTGTATTTTATTCATAATTTTCACCTCGTATTAAATTATACACAAGATACATTAAAACATACATAAAACGGGTTTTAACTACCTAAAACATATTCTGTATAACTTGCTACTACTTGTTTTTTGTACTCATCCATAGACATATTTAAGATATTTATATCCTTGTTTACCATAATTGCGTTAAACTCTTTTGGGGTCTTTTTGTTTGATTTAACAATCTCACTAATATAGTTTGCATCTACATTTTCATACATAACTGGTAAATTTGTTAGTATATCTACCTTAAGGGTTTCTAAATAGCCAACTTCTGCTTTTGTTAGCTTTCTCATATTTTTCTTGTTGGAAACAGATAAAAATGCTTTGTTTGTGACATCAGATATTAAATCAAATGATTTATTAGCCCAGACAATTAAATCAGCAACACCAGGAGTGCTTTTAGGCTTTTCAACCCTTTTCTTTCTTGGTTCTTCATCTTTCTTAAATTTAGGTCTACCGTTTTCATTTTCTGGTAGATCATCTTTTTCAGTAGGAGGATGAAATGGACCAACCTTATCTGGAAGTTTATCTTTATCTCTATCTTTATTTTCTCTGCTTAATCTGACTTTTTCAACAGTAGGAATTTCTTTAAATCTATCAAGTATAGTCTCATGACTAATAATATTTCTATCAGCCAATTGAATCAATAGATTTTTTTCTGCTGCCTCATCTGATAGACTCAGTTGATCATAAACAATATGAGCAGCTTTCCTAAATCCCATAGCCCTCCGAACTAATTCTAACTCTTTAGTCCAAAACTTAGTTAATTGATCTCTACCATATTGTAATCTCTCAACTAATGTCTTTAGAGAAATGAAATTATTAGTAAATCCACCACCATTAGATGCCATACCAGTTAAAGTTGGAGGAACGCCAAGCCCCGCATAAATACTATTAAGAACTGATTGATATTTCTCAGAACCTAAGAATTTATAAACCTGACTGTTAGATTCAGTATATTTTAAGTCTGGACCCCAGACTAATTCCATTGTTCCACCACCAACATTACTTGCTAAAATATTTCTGAGCTTGTTAACTCCGTCTTTTGTTGGTAAGATTTTATGGTCAAGGCTTCCAAGCGTCCATAGTCTAATATTACTAATAGCACCATCAAGAGCGGATAAATCTGCAAGACGCATTTTTTCCAACATAATAATATCATCAAGAATAGCATAGGTAAGTGGATTAGCCCACTGCTGCCAATCATCTTTTTTATAATAGTAAACACTGAGTTTGTTTTCATCTAAAGGAATTGACCTTTCACCATTTTTAATCTTCATCTTTAACTCAGGAGGTAAAGTTTCTAATACCTTTGCTGGAATATTATCTTTTTGAAAATTGTCTACAAAAGACTTATTTGAAATTTCAAAATTTTTCCTGCCTAAAAATAGATTTAAATTACCATCCTTAACATTGATAGTTAAAGGATTAAAAAAATTATATCTCCAAGGAACGACATCCTCCTTAACAGATGGTAGCTTAACCGTTATATCACTACCCATAGATCTTATATATTTTACAATATCTTGACTAATTTTTGCATCACTACGATAAATAAATACATTTCCAGTCCTGTAAAGATTATTCAAAAATCTTTCAGACCGTTCTTTTCCATCAACTTTCTTAAACCATTGCTTATAGAATTTTTCTACACTTTTATTCTCATGTACAATATCGATGCCTTGACTGCCAAAATCACCCATTAAATCAATAATATTCCTAATAATACCAACTTTATCATAAGCCTCCATACACATCTTAATGGCTTTTTTCTTCTGCTGCGGAACCTCTTCATTTGAACGGAATGCATAATAGTCATCTTTACCATAACCTGGTCTAGTAGAGATATTTGGTTCTATATCTAAAAATGATCTACGGTTTGCTTTAGAAATACCATCATATGCATCAATAGACTCAGAAAATTGTTCCATAGCACGAGACTTACTTGATGCATCTCCGTCTTCCCAGGTAATGATAGAATTTTTATTACTCATTTGATTCTCCGCAATTCAATTGAAAGAAGTGTAATTGGATTGTTAATTCAACTACCTTAATTATACACAAATTATAAAATATCTTTCATACTATCAACAAACCAACTTGGACCAGTATACATATCGCCCTTTGGCTTATCATCCATAATTGTGGCAAACCCACCATAGAATTGATATTCGCGAGGTGTTGGTGTTCTATATATTTTTCTAGCAGCCATATTAGCCATTATTAAGGAAGAATAACGGTCTTTCCTCATTTTACTTTTCTTACCAGCACCTATAATAACTTCAGGAGTATCCCATCTATCTCTACCATTAGCAGTTTGTGTTATTTGTATCATAGCAAGTTCATCTTTTAACTCTTCAATCTCCATAACACATTCTTCAAGTGTGTCATACATCCTCCCTTTTAACCCATCTTCAGCATTAGATAGTCCCACTGTAATTGCATCAAATCTTGGAAAGATAATTGCTTTATCTTCAAGATCTTTTCTTAAACCATGATTAGCTTCTGATAACCATTCATACCTAGCAAATTGACACATCTCTAAAATATGCAATCCACGATCATCATCAGTATCTTTGGGCTTATCATCATCAATTGTGGGCCAAATTGGAAACTCGTCATTCTTAATTTTATCCTTATCATGTAGAGACTCCATCACGGCAATTCCGCCCCCTTGTGCGTCCATAGCGATATGAACACATGGAAACAATTTCATTAAATCTCTAATTTTTCTAGCACAGTAAGAATAGAAGTCGGTTTCAGAAGAAAACCCCTTTTGAACCTTTTGTTTATGTTCAGATCGCGTAGTAGTCCAAGAGTAAACAATCCTTGTGTGGTCGTGATTCAACTCAAGAACGATTATACTAAAATTATCAACTTCAGAAGCAGGGTCAACACCAAATACATATTTTTTGTTAGGATCACCCATCAGTTGGGCCTCAAAGATTATATCATCCCCCTTATTGTCTTTAATTGGCTCTTGATCATTAGATACACAGGACTGTATCAGTGTCCTCTTAAAGAAGCCCTGAGAGTCCCGCGTAAAGCAAGCTCCGAACTCCATTTGATAAATACCAGCATGTACTGTTGCTTTCGATCTAGCGACCTGTGCGGCATCCATAAAGCCCTCTGGTAAAAGTTCGTATGGTATTCTAACAACAGAATATTGGGTCCAATCAAAATTATCTGGAACATCTTCTCCACCAAACACATCTCTAAGTCTATTTTTATCACCACCACTTTTTATAATAGACTTCCATTTCTTCCAATATACCGCAAAGTGATTAAAGTCATAATACGCAGTACCGGACAATATGATTTGGTTATCTTTATTCTCTACAATATCATCTTTTGACTTGTTAAGTTCCATTCCAAGTGATTGAGCTTTTTTTTCAGAAGCCAACCTTTTAACATTATCAATGGGATTAGAACTTACAGCGGCAAAACCAGCAACAACCGTTTCGAAAATATCACGCGGTATAGATGCAAACTCGTCACTAATAATATCATTAGCACGTTGACCACGAATCTTTTGTCCATCACCTAAAGGTAAACAAGTAATACGACTATCATTGATTCTCATAACACATCGGTCTACATCTCTACGAGGACCGCTATCACTATCGCACATATCCCTAAGAATAGGAGAATTATTCCAGATAGTCTCCATATATTCAAATAGGACTTTAGACTGACGAAAAGCTGCACCTACTACGACTACTTTTCTCTTTGGTAGTAATAAAGACCTCATCATAGCGTATAGAGATAATATGAAAGACTTGCCAAACCCACGACTAGCAATTATCATAGGGAATTTACGATTCCACATTTCATGCAAAATAAGTGCCTGAGTAGGCAGTACTGTGACATTAAAGATATGTTTACATAAGAAAGAAAAATATTCTGGTCTTGTCATCAACCAAGATAATCTAAGATGGAAATCATCTTCCTTAAATGACACTACAGACATTGGATTGAATATTGTATCTTCATCAATATCTATATTCAACCAAGCTTCATTAATAACTTTTAAATTTGATTCAACCATTTCTTAAACTCACAATGTCTTTAGCTTTTTTGTCACCAAGTAATGCATCACAAAAACCGAAATATAAACATTCATCTGCATCTAAATACCAATCACCATTCTTCATTTTTCTTAAAATATAATTTTTGGCTTTTTCTTGTGTTGCATCTTCATAGTTTTCTTTAAAGAATTTAGACTTAATAAGATATTTTGAATAAATATCTACCATTATATCGCAACACCTCTTATCAAACTTAGCATTTGCTTGTGCATTTAAATAATGACCTTCATAAGCACTTGAGCCATAGTGAGACATAAAGTAAGAATATGGAGTCATTACTCTAAAATCAGCAGATTGCAGTATAATGCTACTCATGGATTCCGCATGAGAATATGCAACCATTGTAATAAAAGAAGTACAAGCATTTATAGCATCATAAATAGCCATTCCTGCACCCCAATCACCACCTATTGAATACATATGTATTAAAATTGGCTTATCATTTAATGATTCTAAGTAGTTGATATTTTTAATTAGTTGTGTAGCCATTCTAAAATCTACACCGGGATCTTCTTCATTGGAGGACATAAAAGAATTGATATAAATTTCTCTAGTTTTGGTATTTACACCGTAGCTATGTATATCATTTAGAAATTCATACATTATTTTTGCCTCCCAATAGTATATAGTTCATTTATCCTCTTAAAGAGACTACTTATATACAAAAAAGCATTGTATTTATCATCTGCAAACACAATATGTATTCCATCGTGTACTTGAAATTGCATTAAGCATCTTAAAATATATTTTCCTGTTATTTTTACCGACTTGATTTTATCTGCTGGTATCCTGGTTTCGTCTGGAAATTTAAGCAAATCATCTAAACTAAATTCTAAAACTATAAATCTATGAGGAAACTCTTTCATCCTTTCAATTTCATTCATAAATGCATGTTTTTGTTTACCAAGATTAATAGCAATTTCTTCAACAGAGGCTTTTCTTTCTACACAAATCTTATCCTCCATACCTTCAATGGTATAATCACCAGTATCTAATTTTTGGGTAACCATACCCGCACATTTATTAAATTTTTTAAAGAAATAACCGTTTTGTTCTCTAGTATCTTTAATAACATAGTAATCAGGAATATCGGGTTTTTTAAATTTTTTAGCCATTGTTTCTTATTAAATCCATAAATAGAGATTCATATAATTCCTCATGTTTAGTGATATCTTTATGACACCGCTTACATAGGGTAATACCATTATCTATATCATACCTCAAATTTGAAGCTGAAGACCATTTTCTAATGTGATGGACCTGTAGCTGTTTAGTGGCAAAACAAGAAGGCATTTGACATTCATATTTATCTCTTTTTTTAACTCGTTGTCGCCATTCTTTATAGAGTGGATCGTCATAGTTTCTTCTCATTAGCTATACCTACATAAATAATACTTATGTCATTTAAAACATCTTTAGTAAACTCTAAAATAGTAACATCATAATATCCATTAGTTTTATATAGACCTTGCTTGATAATTTTTTCTGATAAGCCTATATATGCTTGATGGCATGCATCGTCTGGATCATTAGCGTGAACAAAAATGATTGGATTTTCATAACCATATTCATCTAACTTATATTTTTTTAATCTACCCAGAACTAAGTCTAAGCACATATAAACCTTAAATGTTTTCATTTTCTATATCACCATCAACCATCATTTTAACTAATTCGCTGAATGAAGTTTGAGGTTTCCAATTTAAAACAGTATTTGCTTTAGTAGCATCACCCTTCAGGTAATCAACCTCTGCTGGTCTATAAAACTCTGGATCAACAACCACATAATCGTTGAAATTGGTAATTCCGATATAACCAAATGCCTCATCTAAAAACTCTCTAATTGTATGTGTCTCTCCCGTACAGACAACGTAATCGTCTGGATTATCTTGTTGCAACATCAACCACATAGCCTCAACATAATCTCCTGCATATCCCCAGTCCCTTGAAGCATCTAAATTACCTAAGCGGAGCTTAGGAAAAGAGTACTGCTCGCCAGAAGCAAATAACCTATCACAGTCTCTTTTTAGTATATCTGTATGATTAATTTCCATTTTGTTTAGCCATCCACCAAATTCCCCAATCCACTTCGTTATCTTCCGTGTAACGAAAGTCTCACCCCGTCTTGGCCCCTCATGGTTGAATAAAATTCCAGAACTTGCATGAACACCATAAGCCTCCCTAAATAATCTCGTCATATAGTGGGCAGCACATTTTGCAATAGCGTATGGGGACTGTGGTAAGAATTTAGTATCTTCGTTTTGAAATTTTGTAGAAACAAATGTATCTTCAAAAGGATCACCAAACGGTTCTTTGTCTTTAATTGTTATATCATAATTCTTCCCAAACATTTCACTTGAACTAGCTTGATAGAATTTTGGATGCAAATCGAGATCTACAATACTTTGCAAGATATTTAAGCACCCCTTACCAGTAATATCCCAAGTTAAGGCTGGCTGGCTAAAAGATACCTTCACATGCGACTGTGCAGCGAGATTATAGATTTCATCTACATCTTCGTTATCTCTTAAAATACTCATTACACTAAATACATCGGTGATATCACCGTGTACCAGATTAAGTCCATCAGAATTCAGTAGATGCTTTAGTCTGCCAGTATTATCCACACTGCATCTTCTTGTCACACCTATTACCGTATAATTTTTTTCAAGCAATAAGTCCGCTAGATGGCTCCCATCCTGTCCGGTCACTCCAAAAATAATAGCTTTCATGTTGTTTTCCTAAACTTTTGTTCCAAATAGTCTATCAGTAAATAAAAATACTACACCAAAGTTTTTTCCGGGTCTGTCGTGATGTAGTTCATGGTGTTGTTTAGCTTTTTTGTAATATTTTGTCTTCATTAGCCAATTTTTTTCCAACCCATGAATCCCTCGGTGGACTTTGGTCCAAGTGTATGAATGAAAAGCAAAAATACATAATAATGCTGCCAAGGAGGAATAACTAATCATATAAGCACCGACGATTAACGGAAATCCCACGATAATATGATTATAAATTGGCAAATCAATATTTATATCATCTCTACCATTTTTATGGTGCAGAATAGCATGATCAAAGAATATCCAGTATGGCAAGAACCACTTTTTATTATGCATCGTATATCTATGGATAGAATATTCCAACACAGACATTACAAAGTACCACAGTATCAACCACACAACAAACATAATTACTCCTTGACGGTATCCGGTGTTAAAAATGGTTGATCTACCTGCCCATCTCCATATTTATGGTATGAACTTAACCTTTCTTTCTCTTTTGACATTGCAAGTCTCATTTTTTCCATCTGAATACCATATTGCCTACTAAGTTCGGGATTACTAATAAGATATGTTAGCCAACCCGTAAAAGATTGCCTACTGTCCTCTAATCTTTTGACCCGTTGCTCCCTAGTAGCCTTCATCTCCTTCAACATCTTGTTCTTTTTATCCTGAAGGTCGCGGTAATCGCGGTTTAGTGACTCCATCGACGCTTTTAGCGAAGCACACTGTCTTTCTAAGTTAAAAATATGATCTCTGTCCTGCTGATCAGAATCCTTAGCTCTCTCCTCTTGAACTAAAGCCTCAAAAGCCGAGATTTGATTTAAATTTTCCTTATTTGCCTTCAAAGACCTATTCATTAACAAATCGAGCTTAATTAAATCAATTACCTGTAATTCTTCCGTGGGTATTACATCATCTTTAAACTGAGAAATGATTCTTGACCAGTGATATTTAAACATTACCAACTCATCATCGGTAAATTGCTGTTTTAGGTCATGCCAATAAGGACGCTCCTCCAAATCATACGCCGCTTCTTCCTCATCAGAAAGTCCGACCTTGAATTTCCGCTTAATAAATTGCTGAACACTATCTGGGTCTCTATCTAATTTTTCCGAGATATCAACTATAGACATAACGCCCATACTTGATTCTATAAATTTTTCTTCTTCTTTAGATATCCTACCCCTCTTCATAGTAACCATTCTCCTCTAATATATCCTCAATCATCATTTGAATCTCATCCCGCCGTGGCTTTGCAATATAGACATCATTAATCATCTTTAGATAATCAAGCCGCATAGATGGCGGCATATGAATATCCATTAATTTTGCCATGTCGCGGTAATCGATGTCCTCATATGTAATATTATTCTTATCAAACTCCATATAATAAGATTCATCAAGTTGAGCCGGTTGCGTTATATTAATACGAACAGGATCGTCACTTTGGGTAAAGTGGTTGTCCCTCACAAAATTCTTCATTCTGTTAGAAAGATGAACGGCCAGAAAGTTTTCCAGTGGTCGAAGCCCGTCATAACGAGGCAATGCCTCCATACAAATAATAAATGCCTCCTGCTTCAGATCCGCAATAGTATATGCGTGAAATGTATACTTAGGGGCTGTGCGATCAACAACCCGCTGAATAATTTCAACGGTTTCTTCTTCTGTCATGTTTTCCGGTACTTGCACTCGTCGTAAACTCCTCGATAAAAATCATTCTGTTAGTAATGTTCTCCATTTGTCCCCGTCATGAAACTCAAATGTCTTTTTACCCCTATTGTAATATAGGGAACCTACGGAAAATCGCTTTGGCCTTGATCTCATAGGTCTTAACTGAATTTGGTCAGTCATTATAATAGAATTCTTACCATTTACAGAAAATTCATCCGTTTGTAACTTTAGGGGACTTTTTGATTCCTCGACGGCGATTTTAATGTTGTCACCCAGAATAAACTTGAGTTCATCTTTGTCTATAGATTGTATGCGTCCATCAAGGCGACCCAGTAGGGTGGCTTCCTCTAGGGGAACTATTGTTGGGATAAATTTATCTATAGAACATACAACAGAATGCTCTTCAATGAGTAATTCTTGATATTCTGCTGGTGAATGTGTGGAAATTATGCAGTTTTTAACAAAATCAGGCAGGGGCTTCAAATGATTCTTAGTAGGGACGGGGATTTCATTATAATCTGGGTGAAAGTCAGTGAAAATATATTCTCGTTGTAGAAATACTCTACCGTCTCTGTGTTTTAATTCCCCAAAGCCCGTTTCAAGAAAAAGCAGTTTTTCCGTCGTAGAATCATTACATCGCAACGAATAGAAAAAATTTGTATCTGCAGGAATTGTATCACTTAACAGATTACAATTATTTAAAAAATCAATATCTGATGGTGCTATGTCATTAGCATTCTTAGGTGACATGAGTTCAATACCGTCATCAATGACTCGTGCTGGTGAATGCGATCTATGATTATAGATTTGTTTATTCTTCACTCGTCGTTCCTCCTCGATAATTTGGATTCGTCAGCCTCATCGACTAGGGAAGCCATAGATTTATCTGGTGGATCAGGAACTTGTAAATCATCGAGAATTTCATCGCAGAGATCAGCAGTGGCTCTCGCAACAACGACGGTTTTTATAGTTGTAATTTCTTCTGGGTCTTTTTTCATGTTGTACCTCCTAATAGTAATATACACGAAATGGTAGTTTTGATGGATAAAAGATTCTAAAATGGTAAATTTTCATAAAAAATCATTGTAAAACTGTTACTTGTGGATATTATAGATAGTGACTTATCAAGAGGGAAATTTCTTTTTGAACCATGTCCGGCAAATATCTCGTCCTGTGGACGAATCAGTTGTGTGACCGGCGAGCTGCAATGCTTAAAGAAATTACCTGAATGGTCTGGAGTTTAGCATGAGTATTACCCGTACTCATATTAGAATTACGAGCGTTGCTCGATAAGAGTAACAATCGGACAGAATGGATCAGGCTCTGGCGACAGAGGACTTACTGAAAATTCAGGAGTTGAGGTTTAAGCATCCTCCCAAACATCAAGTGGTAATCATGATCCTTTTGCAGTTCGCTCACAGATGGTAAGTTAATAGCTACTGGTAGTAACCAGTTGTAGCTATATGCTCGGGTTGTATCTTGACTCTACCTAAACACCAAGCGAAATAAATAGGGGCGAGGGGGTAAGATTGGGTAGGACATTGATATTGGTGCTGGTGAATTATGTTTGCACCACCCTGGCTTTTTCCACAGCAAGACACCATTCTATCTTTGAAGATAAAACCCCTACCACTATATTTGTATAAGTCGTTGTACAGTATAGACTTAGAGCGATACTAGTGGGCTTTCGGCGACGTAAGTCGTTTGATAGCAATGACTTAGGTCAATATGGGAAATATCTTTTATTTTCTTGTGCAAAGCTATTGACAAACGGCAATGATGCCGATATAATACTTAGAGACACAAGACAAAGACAACACAACAAAGGAAACACAATGATCAATCCACTACCACGACCAACACACAAACTGACAGTACATGCATCAGACAAACCTGTGTTTCTTCCCCAACCAACACACAAACTCACAGTAAACGTATCAGACAAGAAATCTCACAAAAACTGCAATACTTACGAAATCTACACGAATTAGGGTTGAAACAACCAGAACCATATGGTACAATACACTATCACAAACAACAAACAACACACAAGGCAACACAATGAAACGCTTTCACTACTCTTTCACAATCGTACCGCTTTCAGGTAACAGCGAAGTTTCTACATCAGGCATCATCTCTGCTGAGAATGAAGAAATCGCTATCATCTTCGCTCGCGACCATCATCGAAAAACCACAAAGATTTTTGGCAAGGCGATTGACATTCGCTGCTTTGAACTGTAGAATACACTCTCACACAACACACCACCAAAGGAAATAACATGAAACGCTTCAACGTAATTGCTAAGTATCTCGACACTGATCAGGTAATGAATCACCAAAGTGTTCGGGAAGATCAGATTGATTTTGTCAATCAGACTTTCAATTACAATCCCTTTTATCCTGCTCAACCAATCCAGAGCATTGAGAATGTTGACACCGGATACCTCGCAGCATTTGACAGCTACTGTGAACAATTCGGCACAGCAGCGGAGTAGGGTATGAGTAAGCAAAACAGGATTGAAACCATTGCTGTATTCTCAGGAATAATAATTGCAATAATCTTCGCTACTATCTCGACAGGGTAGAGCTGTCCTACCCAAAGGAATCAGCTAAGCCGACGTAAACCCTTACACAGTAACGACTTACGACACGGAAGGCCCGCCCCCGGCGACGTAAGTCCTTTGGTAGCAACGGGTTATGTCAATTTTCCGCAAGCAAATTCCATGCCATAAATACTTTGGAATACTTTGGAAATTAACGCCCATATGCTGATGACAGGCTTTACGTGTGTCGATAATTATAGTACAATACACGTATGACAAACAACAACACAAAAGGAAACAAGATGACAAGTCAAGAGCAAGCAATCAAAATCAAAGAAGCAACCGCCCGTAAATGGGCACGTCGCCAAGCACGCTGGACAGCGAAGAAGGCCGAAACGGCCAACGAAGAAGTTACACCGAACTGGGGTATTGAAGCTGGACAGGATGCGGTTTTCGAAGGCCGATGGATTCACGTTGACGAAGTCAATCCCACTACAGGCGAGTTTTTCGGAAACGATCAGGATGGCGACGAAGTCTCAGGATTCGCCGATTCTCTTGACCATGTTTATAATTAGCCTGCAATTGACCTTGCATTTTCCACCTCTTATCTGGTACAATACACTCTCACAAACAACGAACGAAAAACAGAAAGTAGAACAATGGCTGGAGTATCTTGGAACGACCGATTTTCCTGCGAAATCCCAAACAAAGACGGAAACCGCGTTTTCTTGAGCATTCGGGAAATGCTGGCTTTTATGTGGCTGCAAGGTGCTAAAGCAATCGCCTACGATGACGAGTTTAGTTGCTGGCGTTGTACTGATCCCGAGTGGGTCGCAGGCCGCAAGAAATACTCTGACATGGTACAACGACAATGTGACCGATACGGTTGCGAATAGCATTCGACCAACACCTGAAGCCAGACAGGATAACAATGGCACCCCACACACCCTCAAAGGAAAAACAAAATGAAAAACAGTCCTGACCTAGTATTTGCCGTATCGGTTGCGGTTGGATTCTTCCTGACTGGTGCTACAATCGCACTGGCTGGAATCGCTCTCGAAATAATTGTCCTACACTAATGTCTCACCTAAAGGAATCGGATCGGCTGACGTAAACCCTTGGTATCAAACGACTTACGGCGAGGAAGCCCGGCCCCAAAATTCCTAAGTCCTTTGGTAGTAACGACTTACGTCAATATCTAAAAACTTTTAATTATTTGTGTGTTTTTGTAATGAACAGCATTGACTTTGGACGATAATAGTAGTATAATACAACTATGAAAAACAACACAACCAAAATCGTCGCAACGGCTCCAGATCATCTCGCTGGCTGGGATTATAAACTCTACAACTACGGCAAAAAGTGGGCCATCAGGATAAATCATAATGATGAGCCAGTAGGATGTCATCATTTCGGCTCTGAAAAATATATCAAGAAAGTTTGGAAAAAATACACAGATCGGGCTTGATACATCAGGCGAGTTCTGATACAATACTCAGACACTTTTCAACTTGAAGGATTGACACGATGAACAGTTTTGATGAGATTCAGTGCGAAGAAACCCCAAACGAGCAACTTTGTTTCAACATGGAAGAAATGGCATTCATGCAGGAATGGGAAGACGGACGGAAAAGAGAATTTCAGGAAGAACTTGACAATCTGGCGGATTTGATGGCCGCTGAACTTGACTTTTGAGATTGGATGTGTTACAATTAAGACCCCGCCCTTCGGGGGTCTTTCTTGGTTCGATTAGTTTTTCATTTGAACTTGGAAACTTTTGGGAATAGACTTGACATTGTCTTTTGAGTGTGTTACAATACACACTCACAAACCTTACTTTGGAGATTGAGAAGATGAAGATTGAAACGACGTACACTGTTGGAAACGTGAAGCACATTACTTGTTGGAGTAACTTAGAGATTTGTTGTGAAGACGGCAGTACAGTCATCGTGCCTATGTCAATTTCAGACAAACAGATTCTGGCTGATAGTTTGCTGAACCGAATCAAGAACGACAAGAAACGTGAGTTGGAAAGTCTGAAAAGTGATTTGGAAGCGATTGAAGCAAAAGAAAATGAGGAATAATTATTATTATGACCGTTTTGCTTTCACTTCTGCCACTAGTGGCATTCCTGTACATTATTAGAGAAACCCGCGAACCATGAAAAATCTCTTGCTTTCTATTGCTTTGTTTTGTATCATGGGTGGAATTGCTGAATCAGCAGAACCTGAAAAGATCTATGTTCAACCTGTGCCTGTGTTTTATAGTTGGATCGGCGGTTATACTAACTTTCCACAATACCGAATGCACAGACCAGCATACTACGTTTGGCCAACAATCATTATAAAAGAACAACCAAAGAAAACTATGATGTTAGGCGATTTGCCACAATACTTTTAAGGTTACAGAATGTATACACATATCAAATTTATCCGACCATCGACGGGAAGTGAAATACTTGTAAAGCCACCTTGCGACTCATTTGATGAAAGGTTATTCGTCGATAACTCAGAGGCTGCAAATTGGGCGGTAAAAATGTTTCCGGACTTTATTCCAATGGAGTTATTGGAAGAACAACAAGCACAATTTTTAATGAGGAGTGAGTTTGAATCAGACACCAATAATTAAAGTAGGAACTGAGCTAGAGATTGGCACCGTTGTTAAAATCCTGCACGACGGTGTTATGATTAAGAAGGCAGGAAATGAGTTTAAAGTATCTTTTAAAACCGTAGAAAGAGAAGTTTAATGATTAAGACACACAAGCGAATTGGTAGCACTGTAAAGTTTATGTATCCACGACATGGAAAGTTTAACATTCTTCGGAATGTAAGTGGTGTTGTGGTTGGTAAGGGTAAGGGGCCGAATGGTCCATATCTGACCGTTGACGAGGTTCGGGGTGGCACCCGCTGTTTCTCGACCAAGAAAATTGTTGACATGTAAATTGTGTTGTGTCGCCGTAAGTCCCTGCCCCGTAAGGGGTTAGGGCGGGCGGGGCGGGCCGGTTTTGTCGTAAGTCCTTTGATACCATACACTTACGTCGATTGTTATTTTTGAGAACTTGGGCATTCGCACCACACCTGCTATTGTGTGGGATGTCCCATCTAACCCTAAAGGGTTGCGTTTTTATAGTACAGCCAGTGAGTTAGCGAGTTAGCCAATTTTGACTAAAGTCCTTGACATCATATGGACGATATGATATAATGGGGAGTATCTTAGCCTCAACGGAGAACGACCATGCCGCGTAAAACTCATTGTATTAATGTTCATAAGACGGATTCTAGACTTGCTGAGTTATGTCGCACCAAACTGGATTTCAGTAAACCGATTGAAGTTTACAAAAATCTCCACAAAGATTGCTGGTCAATCCGGCAGAACAGAATTGTTCAATTTCACACAGATTACATTTGTTTGCAGGATGCTGAGTTTATAGTGTCACAAGCCGGACGTTTGCGAGTGTTGAAGAATGCTCAAAAGAATGTTCATGCGTTTGTTCGTGGTTTTTGGTGTGATCCAAAACAGCAGTGGGAAAATCGGTTGCCGCTACCTTTCAAGCCAGTCACCTATAACCCGTACAAATACGATTCGTTTGTGTTGGCAAATACGAACGGAGAACCTATAGAACGTGCAAAATTCGTGGATATGGCCATTGGCCATTGCTATGGTTCCGAAGTTGTGGTACAATTCACCGCGTAACACTTTTCCCCTATTGGAGGAGCGACTATGTCATTCTCAAAAGCCAACAACAAATTGCAAGCAATGGTCGATCATCCTGATCTGCAAGTATATCTTGAGAATAAGCGTAAAGTTTATTCGTTCGATCTATTGTCTGGTCACTCGTGTCCGTTTGCTGAACAATGTTTGAGTAAGGTAAAAATTGTAGATGGTAAGCGGAAAGTTGTGGACGGCAAGAAAACAGAATTTCGCTGTTTCAGTGCATCACAGGAAGCCACATATACGAACGTGTACAATTCTCGCAAGAAGAATTTTGACAATTTGCGTGGTAAGTCTGCTGGTGAGATGGTTTCGATTATTCGTGACCAGATGCCGAAGAATCTGGGAATCTGCCGAATTCACGTTGCTGGTGATTTCTTCAGCCCGGCATACTTTGAAGCATGGATTAGAACGGCAATCATGAATCCAGACCGATTGTTCTATGCTTATACTAAGTCTTTACCTTATTGGGTTGATAATCTGGAAATTATTCCCGATAATCTGATTCTTACCGCAAGTTATGGTGGACGCCGTGACGATATGATTGTAGACTATGGTCTACGATCTGCGAAAGTAGTGTTCTCTTATGAGGAAGCCGATATGCTGGGTTTGGAAGTCGATCACGATGACACACACGCAGCAAATCCGTTTTGGGGAAATGATGATTTTGCCCTTATTATTCATGGCATTCAACCGAAAGGATCTGAGGCAGCGGACGCAATCAAGCAACTCAAAAAAGATGGAAAGAGGTTTAGCTATGGGAAGGCACAAACCGCATGAAAAATGCCGGTGATTTGTTTTTGTGTATTTTTATTATGTTCGCAGTGGTAATTTTTGGAGTAAAGTACAATGATTCTGACAATGAATAAAACAGGTGATGCAATGGATAATGTCAAAGTAGAATGTTGGAAATGTTCGAATGCACATAGTATTCGGGTAAAACCATCGGACTACAAGGAATGGCAGGAGGGTGAATTGATTCAGGATGTTTTGTATTATCTTACTGAAGATGAGAGGGAATTACTAATTTCGGGAACTTGTGGGGATTGTTGGGATACTCTGTTTGGGGTGGATGACGAGAATGGGGAAATTACGGACGATGACTTAATCTGGGAGGAATGACAGCAAAACGTCGCCGTAAGTCCTTACCCCGCAAGGGGTTAGGACGCCGGGGGCGGGCTGCGAGCGTCGTAACTCCTTTGATACCAACGACTTACGACGATTCTGGGATGTCTTGCCCTATCTTTACCGATTGCCGCCGAAATACTTTGGAAAACTTTGAGAAATAAGCCCTAATCACTAAGGCTGAGCTATACAACTGCCGATAATTAAGGTATAATACCTGTATGACGCGACAACGAGTCGCAAACAACCCCTTTTTTGGAGAACGTAGAATGACGACTTTAACAACTGACACCGCACTGGAAACCGTCCAGAACACTTTCAACTTTTCGGTTGACAAGTTTCCACTGTACGGCCCCGACAATATGCGAACGCCTCATTTCGGATTGTTCCGATCTGACAACAGCGAATGTGTTGGCAAATCAGTTTCTGCCCGATATGTTCCGCACAATACGGATGACATTTTGGCAATCACTGAAGCCGCTGCCGAAGCGTTCGACGGTGATACAAATGTCCGTTGCCACTTTCGCAATGGTCATTTTGTTCAATTTGCACCTTCGAATGAGGATCGTCGTGATATGTTCAATGTTGCCGGTGGTGACAACATCTTCCCGCGATTCATGGTCAACGGTGGTTATGATGGTCGAGGCTTCAAAGCTGAGATTGGATTCTTCCGTGACATGTGTTTGAATCTGTCAATGATGAAATCTGTCGAGTCGTTTTCTCGATCAATTCGTCACACTTCTGGTCTTCGTGGTCAAATGGATGAACTGATCGGAGCATTCTCAATGCTCAAAGAATCGTGGTGCGATCTGACTGCCATGATCAAGCAAATGAGTCAACAGACAGTTGACATGCGAGATTTCTTGAATGAGATCTATCCAGAGCCTGTCGAGGATGCTGGCAAACGTGCGGTGACGGTTCACAAGAATCGTACAGAATTGATTCTCAAGCGTTTGAGTGGTGAGATGCGGCGTAGTAACGTCGATTTCGACCTGCGGAATCCCAACGCATGGCTTGCATACAATGCCGTGCAGGGATACGAGCAGCACGATGCAACTCGACGCAAGTCATTCAACAATGATTTCGACAGGGTTCTCAAAGCTGGGAATTCTCAGGCTGTTCACAAAGCTGAGAAACTGGCTCTGGAACTGATCGCATAGTTGAGAATAGGGGTGCCCTGCCCGGTTGTCGTTCGCCGGGCGGGGTTTTCTTATTTCTTTAAAATAGTAATTGACCTAAACCCTTGCCACCAAAGGACTTAGGGCCGACGCGGCCCGCCCCGATTTCCCTAACTCCTTACCACCAAACGACTTACATCAATTCGTGTTATCTTGTTAATTAGTGTACTGTTGGGCTTGCTCTATTGACGATATATGATATAATGGAGTATCCCTTTACCCCTATTGGAGATTTTGAGATGAGTAACATTGTGGTTGAGTTCTCTGGTTGGGTCGTGGCAGATCCTGACAAGACTTTGTTTTTCAAGATTGGTGATAGTGAAGGACCGGAAACTATCGACGGCAAACAGTGGTTGGCACTTGACGAAGATGATCGTGGGGATTACATTCTTGATAATGTGATCGATGCCCAACGAGATTCCCTTGACGGGGATTATCTCGAAATAGACATTGAAGAAAGAGAATGATAGAGTGTTGTTTGAAAATCCCCCTTATCCTGTGGAGAATTGAGATGAGACTTGACGAAATCGACGAAGAAACTGAAGTATCACAAGGCGAGGCAATTGCCGAACTTGAAGCACATCGCAAGAATGTTGAAGTTTTGGGGGCTGGTGAGTTGTATGACATAGACGAAGAAGATATAATTGCGGAATCGGACGGTAATGGAAATTACCTCGCGATGAACATTCTTAACTGGTTGGGATGGTGAATGGTGTTCAGCTAGAAAAAGAGGTGGTCACCAAATAAGCCACGGGGACTGTAGCTCAATTGGTTAGAGTACCGGACTGTCGATCCGGTGGTTGCGGGTTCGAGTCCCGTCAGTCCCGTTATGCGGCCCTATCGTCTAGTTAGGTCTAGGACACTGGATTTTCATTCCAGCAACGCGGGTTCAAATCCCGCTAGGGTCATTCAGGTTGGGGTCCATAGCTCAATGGTTAGAGCAGCGAACTCATAATTCGTTGGTTGTAGGTTCGAGTCCTACTGGACCCATTTCGTTTGTCCCGCCCGATCCTCGGGCATCGCCACTTGTTAGACAGTCAGCGAAAACTGGACCATTTGTCCCATCTGATCCTATAGCATCGCCAGGTGTTCAACAGTCAGCGAGATTTGGGACTATTTGAATTATAGCATTTTTACATTGCTGTGTCAAGCCCAATCTATCATACTCGCCAGTTGTTTGACAGTCAGCGAAAAGGGGGTGATGTCCCAGTCAATCTATAAGCATCGCCCGATAACGTATAGTCAGCGAAAAGGGCCATTTCGCCTCATTTGGGCCGTGTCTCAGCTAATCGTCTCATATAGCGATTTCCCAAAAATGACAAAAACACTGGCTTTTTCGAGAATGTTGAAGTGTTTCCCCGTAAAAAAAAACACTTTTGCCCCATTTTTGAGTCTTATGAATCACCAGAATCAGCCGTCTAGAGGCCGTATTTGGGCCGCACATGCACACGGTTCGACCGCGTCGAGTGAGGCCGAAATATCAATTCCACCAATGTTTTTACTGGGTTTTGGCTTGCTGTATGGGGTCGTGGTTGAAATTATAAACTTATCACAACTTAAAAAATCCTCATGTCAACAGTAATCCTTGTATTAGTCATTATATTAGTAGTATTATTAGGGCTTTGTTTTCATTGATAAAGTGCATATTTAGGATAAGATAGCCTTGACATACAATAACCATAAAACGTATAACTATATTGGGTAATAATCCCCAGAAATGTTTTCTATTATTCTCACTATTGGGAGAAAAACCCACAATTAAAATATTAAAAAAGAAAACCACAGAAAAAACCAATAAATCCATCACTCTTGTGAATAGGCAGCTATAATACATTGGATAGATGTAGTTTATTGATCACCTTTTGGATCATTATAAAGAAGGGTACGGGGCAGTAGCGTAAGAGCCTGTCTGGATTTCACCTTGCCATTAATGTGAATTTAGATCTGATCAGGGGCGTTATAACAGTAACGTAGAACTCAGGCCCATTCTGTAACCAAACAGAATAATAACTTATCATTGTAAAGATGTTAAGGGATGACCGGATAGCTTCACAAGCTTTGCCGTAAGTAATTAGTTTTCAAGGGAATCCAAGCTCTACTGAGGAGTAACTTGGTGGGTCACGTCGAAAGACGAATTGAAATTTTTATTACTTGAGTTTTAATCTATATAAATTACTAAGGGACTTTAGGGGTAAGCTTAACGGCTATGCTCTAATATGACCCTATAAACCGTGGTATACCTATATATTAGGGAGGTTAGAATGTGGAAGAAAATTGACAAGAATAGTGTAAATAGTTTTCTATTAGCATTGTCAAAGATGCGACAGACTGATATAAAATTCAGATCTACGTTGTTGAATAAATTGTCTAGGAATATTTACAATAATGAATTGTGGTTGTTTAGTGATGGTGGATTTGAAGTATGTATGGCTGTTACTATTTTCTCTGATAAAAAGATAGCAAAGATTTGGCTATTAGAGACATCAGGGGATTTTGATGGTAGAAAGATGGTTGAGTTGGTGACAGATAAAATGAATGTGATTTGCAGTGAATATGATATTGTAGAGGTCTTGTATGGTGTGGATGGTCAGCCTATTGATCACGAATCTTCATTAACAGATCTATTAAATCAGCGATTTATTAAAAAAACAAATTAAGGGTTGACAGGGTTGATGTCGATGATATGATACAGACACAAACAACAAACCTTTTGGAGATTTAAGATGAAAGACTTGAGAGACGCGATTAAGAATCTACTAGAAGAGATTTCTGACAACAGCGAAGTTTCCACTTATCCCAGTATGGACAAGTCAGAGGCTTATGTGGAACTTTGCAATCAGTATAGCCTATACTTTGTTGAGCCTGAAGACGATAAAGAATTTCAGGATTGGCAGGAGGTTTGTTTTCCTCAATGATAAAATTGTCCTTGACAATAATGGCACTACTGTTTACCATAGCATGGTGTAAATCAAGACCAGAACCAGAACCAAAGAAGAAAAAGAATAAGATGCCAGATACCGACGTGGAACGCTGGCGAAAAGAAATGGTTAAACATTGGAAAAATTAATGCAAACTTTTATCTATAGTTGTTTTGAAGAAGTTTTAAGTAAGGCTGAATCTCTTGGATGGGAAGATAGCCATATTGATGGCACGGATGATGATTATGATCCTGATACCGCCGACGCTGTTGAAGAAGAGTGTTTGACATATATTAAAGATCAGGGTTTTGAATTAGTGATGCTATAGGGGAGGGTAGTACAATGTGGCAGGGTGTAATTTGTAATAGCACAGGGTTATGTGAGGCTGTAACTCCTAGATGCAACACAAAAGAAGATGCCTTACAACATTTGACAAAGTATCACATTTCCGGGGAGGAATATAAACTGTTAACAAAATATAAAGTTGAAGATAACGGCGAAGTTCAGGCTATCGCTGACTATAGAGTAGATTACAATGAGTAGTCACTGGGGCAGGCAGCACATAGCTAAAAAGAATACTTGGTTTAAGTATGGAACAGCGGTGTTTGTTATGAATAATTATGGTGATGGTCGCGGTTTATTTCTTGGAGTACGGATCTGTGAGGATTCAGGCTCAGAAGGATATGAACTTGGTGAAGAATATCATCACCGAAAAAATTGTAGTTTCGATGATTTTTATGAGATTGGTCTACATCAGGGTATTGGGCATTTTCTTGATTCAGTTGAAGACTGAATGTCTAACCCAATGTGATCGGATCGAATGGCCGGATGGTGGAATAGGCAGACACTCAGGACTTAAAATCCTGTGCCCGTAATGGGCGTGCGGGTTCGAGTCCCGCTTCGGCTACTGTAGTAAGTTTTATTATAAATAGGAGTTGACAAATGGATAAGATTGGAAAGACGGTTCTATCAATAATGTTTATTGTTCTGTGTTCTTTAATGGGTCTTGCTCTCATTGAAGAAGGGAGACAGCGACAGCTTGAAAACCTTGAAAAACCGATGTTTAAACAAAGTGTATTTTCACTTGGCATTCAAAATTATCACCGTACTGATCCTCTAATACAGGAGAATAACTAATGGACCCTGAAGCAACTTTGAAAAATATACTTGATTTGTTTGATGCAGTGAGTAATTCCGATTTAGATAAGCGGGATTTAGGTGAGGAGTTGTGGGACTTAAAGTATGCGGTCTTCGACTACTCAGATTGGATCAAGCAAGGTGGATTTAGTCCAAACTTTCAAAATGTTGTAAAAGAGTGGTTGACAAAGAAGCAGGATGAAGTTAAAAATAGTCCTGACAAAAAACAAAAACAACTTTGGGATGACTCTGCCAAAGATTTTGAATACTGGAAGAAAAATCCATATTTAGGAAAATTTGATCTATGAACATCTTTGCATTAGATGAAGATCCTCAGATTGCTGCTCGTATGCATTGCGACAAACATGTACCCAAGATGTGTGTAGAGGCTACACAGATGTTGGTTAGTGCTGCTCGTCGTCATGGTGCTACAGACAGTCAAGTGCCATTGACCAAGTCAGGTACGCCGCACAAAGGGGGCTACCACCGTCATCCGGTAACTCTCTGGGTTGGTGATAGCAGAGAGAATTATATGTGGTCTTTCTGGCATGGGATTGCTCTGTGTCAAGAGTTTGAGTTCCGCTTTAAGAAAGAACATGCGTGCCTGCGGCAAATTACTGTACTTGGCAGTCTGTTCCCTCTTATTCCAGAGGGTAAGCTGACTCCATTTGCTCAAGCTATGCCAGACGAATACAAGAACTCTTGTTCTATTGCTGCCTATCGTGATTATTATTTCTACGATAAACGGGAAAATATCCAATGCGAGTGGATTAAAGGTAGACAAGCACCCGATTGGTGGTATAATAGACTTGATTCTGTTTGTCTAACTACTTAGGAGTTGAAGATGAGTAAGACTTACGTCATAAGCGTTGACAGTATGCGGGCCGTTATTGCTGATTCAGAAGCAAAGGCTCTTGAAGACGCTAAACAAGAGTTTATTGAGATGTTACAACGAGGCGAAGCAGAGCTTATTATAACTGAGGAGTGGGAAGATGAGTAATACATACATTAAAAGTAATGATCCCAATACGAGGATGAATATCAGGAATTTCTTTTTGCCAGCGAGTGTTAAGCAAATTAAAATTGCTATGGAAAACCAGATTTACCTTGAAGCCCATTTAGCATTGAAAGAACTACTTGAAGAATGTGAAGCACATGGTGTGAGTAGTCCCTCTTATTTACCTTTATAGGACTTGACAAATGAGAGAGATTAAATTTCGCATATGTCACGAAACAAATTCTGATAAAACTATAATCTATCCTGATGAACATTCAGATAAGTATATGATAGGCATTGACGGAACTGTATATGAAAATTATGGTACAAAAGATAAGCCATTGTGGGAAAATGTTTTTGATGCCACAGTCTTTGTGCAGCAATATACGGGATTGAAAGATAAGAATGGTAAGGAGATTTATGAGGGGGATATTGTAGAGTGGCAATACAGAGACAGAAAAGAAAGATTCACAATAACCTACTGCGAAGAAGATGCTATGTTTCTAGGTAAAAAAGATCCTGATCGTCACGGTGGGGCAGAGCGTAATTGGCGATATTCTAAAGTGGTTGTAGGAAATATCTTTGAGGGAGTTGACGAATGAGTAACTTTGAATGTGAAAAATGCGGAACAATATGTTATGATACTCCTAGTGGATATATTACTGGGTGTGAGCATTACCCAGCAGACATAAACGTGATCAATTACCGAAAAAGAGAGAACGCAGATAAAGGAGTAGGGTGTAGTCGTACCTATGATTGGGCCTACTATCATAGAATTATTAAAATATTAGAAGATGTTGCCGACAAGGAGATAAATCTCGGTAGCGAGACAGGTCGAGAATTTTTAGCAGAAAAGATTATGGAGGCTCTTGACAAATGAGAGATGGTAACTTTTTAATTAACGCTATGCAAAAAAAGTTTGGCCGACACTTGTGGTGTACTGATTATTTAATTAAGTTTCTACATGAAAAACATATGGGTAGGACTATCATTACAACAAACCCTAAAGAAAATGAACAATGTATTGAACTAAACGGAAAATTTTCTATTGCAGAGCTAGATGCTTTGGTAATTGCTCAAGTTAATGAACGTGAGGGAGTTGACAAATGACTGATGATTTGGAATATCAAGAGTTAATCAAAGCAGATGCGATGGACAGAATGTCTGATCTTCACGGATATTGCCAACTTACTTTTTATGAGCCAATGCCTTTGAAGTTAGGCCCCTATGATTTAATATTTGAAGATACTCCACTTGATTCGGCTTCCGTTTTCGGTTGTATTTTTGAGGCAGCTATGATCAAGTCCGGTGCCACGGAGAAAGCAACTATTACCAGAGAAGCCAACAACAAATCTCCCTATGATTTTACTATAGAAACAGAGGATTGTATTATCCTCATCAATCTCAAGGTACGGAGAGTCAGGCGGAATGGCAAGAATGCTGGTGAGAGTGGGATTGCTGCCTATTCCAACCTATTGAACTGCTTAGAAAAACATAACAAGGATAAGCCGGTATTCTACTATGTCTATACAATAGAATATGATCTTGATCATAATAAAGAAGAGATCGTATTCTTATCATTTGATTATTACTGCTTGAATAATGTACTGATGGAGCCAGTGCGTACAGACGGTAGAAAGTGGAGTACAAAGTCAAAAAAAATTACTGGTAGAATTATGCTACACGCTGGTAATTCAAGATTAAAGAATATTGTTCCGACGTTTAATGAATTCACACTGAGGTTAGAACAACTAAGACGTCTTGAGTCTGATCTAAAATTACCAAAGGATTATTTTTATGGTCGGGCTTGTGACCCTAACATCAAGATATTAATTTAAAAGGGGAAGATTAACTATGTATAACGTTTTAGATTTATTCGCCGGTTGTGGGGGTATGTCTTATGGTATGGATAAGGTAGATGGTTTACAGGTCAGAGTCGCTAATGAGTTTGATGGGCCAGCATGTTCAACATTCAGGTTCAATCATCCTCATTGTAACTTAGTCGAAGGAAGTATTACCGATCCAACTATAAAAGATGTTATTGTAAAAGCCTGCATTGATAATGAAGTAAAAGTTATCCTTGGTGGAATTCCTTGTCAGGCATTTAGCAATGCTGGTAAGCGAGATCCATTTGATGATCGGGGACAATTGTATTTTGATTATTTTGATATTGTGGAGAGAGTAGATCCAGATGTTTGCGTTATTGAAAACGTCAAAGGTCTTGCTTCTATGTATCATTTTGAATCTGATATTCCAGATGATACTTTTAAACAGATCAATAAAGATTCAAAGAAGCTGAGTAGTGGTAAGTTACTTAAAAAATATAAAGAATATACATTCTCAGTCTGTGATAAATGGGTTGACCTATTTGTTGATTTAGGCTATAACGCTGAAGCAAGAGTATTAAAAGCTTCCAATTATGGTGTGCCGCAGCACAGAGAGAGAGTTATTATTATAGCGTCTAAGAACAAGGTTCTTTTTCCAGATGAGACACACAACGAGTCTGGTACGGGTGATTTGGAGAAATGGGTTTCCGTTAGAGATGCGATAGATGACCTAAAAGACATTGAGGAAGATATTGAATTTTCACATGAGTTCAGAGCTTATAAGACTGACCCATCGGTCCCAGATAAAATTATGGCTACTGAATACGGTGATAGTTATTCTGGATATGGTGAGGCCAATCAGAAATGTCATCCCGATAAACCGTGTAACACAGTTAAAGAAAATCATGGTGCAGTGTTTACCCACTATGAAAAAGGAAGACATATGACTGTCAGGGAATTGGCTAGACTACAGTCTTTTCCAGATACTTTTATGTTTAAGTGTAAAAAGGGACAGGCGTTCAAACAGATAGGTAATGCCGTTCCTTGTGGCCTCGGCACCGCCATTGGTAAATCTTGTTTAAAGATGTTAAGAAATAAAAATTAAGGAAGGATGAATTATGCAACTCCCAAACTATGATTTTTCAGACGAAAAAATTTCTATTGAAAATCTATTAAAGAAGATAGATAGCGGTGACTATGTTCTTAATCCTGATCACCAAAGAGATGAAGTATGGGCAGCCGACAGAAAGATTGCTTTCATTAACTCCATTTGGAGCGGAATTTCTATACCCCCACTTTATCTTGTGAAAAGATATAGAGATAGTGAAACTAAAAAACCATATGATGATAATTGGTATGGTATACGCAAAAATCTTTTACCGGAAGCTTGCGAAGTTTACTATGAAGTAATTGATGGACTACAGAGAGCTTCTAGTATAAAAGATTATATACATAACATTTATTCTTTATCTAAAGAGTTATCGACTCTACCTGATCTTTTTATTGATAAACTAGAAGCAAAGAAATGGGAAGACGTTAATGAGTCGAACCGAAAAAGTTTTCTTGATAAGCAGATAACTGTAATTATATATGAAACATATGGGGTGAATGAGATTGAGATTAAAAATCTTATCGATGCTTTATTTCAATCATATAATCAAAGCGAAAATCTTAATGATCAAGAAAAACTAAGATCAAAATATAGAGATACACCCTTAGTTAAGGATTTCCTCCGGCCATTTACTGGTGTTGATGGACCATATTCCGATATGCTTATTAAAGCCTCATCAACATCCTCGGTTATTCGACAGTGGGATGGTAGATATTTAACAGCACTTTTATATTACATTCATAATCAAGAACATTTAAATGGGTGGGCTGTTGCGAACGTGTTTAAATATTTTAAAAACAATGAAGAAGATATAGATATGTTCAAACTTATAAAAAATATCAAGAAAAGTTTAGAGATTATGAAATTTCTCTTTGATCAAACAGTAGGACTTAAATCAACTAGATTTGCAAAAGGTTCAAATTTTTATGCATTAAATGTTGTAATTATTGACTGGATACTAGAAGGTCGAGAAATTGATAAAGAAAAATTACTAAACCATCTAAAAGACTTAAGTGTAGACATAAGGACAGCAGCGGAGATAAAATCAACCAAAGTTAAAAATGATCTTGATGAATACTCATTGCGTGTAAATACTTCTGGGCATACCAAAGTCAATAGAGGGCTACAAAATAAAATTTTACACGATCACCTTGATTGTTGTACTGACAAAACAGATAAAGATCCATCTCGAAAATTTTCTGAAGTAGATAGAAAAAAACAATACCACAAACAAGATGGATACTGTTCTGATTGTGATGAGCAATTTGACATAGATGATATGGATGCTCATCATATAATCCCTCATGGTAAGGGAGGATTAACAGTTCCGAAAAATTGTACAATGTTGTGTAAAGAGTGTCACAAAAAAACCTATTCTCAAAAACTATTGTTTGAAGAACAATATACAAATAAAGTTTTACAAACGGTATAAACAGGAATTCAAAGAGTACCATACTATGATAAATAAAAATGAACTGAGGCGAACTGCCCATGACAACCGAAACAAACAAGAAGACAAAGACAAACTAAGTCGTTCGATTGTAGATACTTTCATGTCTCTATATGAATATGCCGATGCATCTGCTGTCATGTTTTATATTGATGTAAGGAGTGAGGTCAGGACTCGTCATGCTCTACCAGAGGCACTTAGTAGTGGCAAAAATATAGTGGTGCCTTGGTGTAATGACGATGGAGAGCTAGAGCTTTTCCATCTTGAGAGTATGGACGAATTAGAAACAGGTATGTATGGTATCTTAGAGCCTTCTCAAGAATTGCGTGGTCTTCCTCAGAAACAGGTTGACATAAAAGAATTAGATCTTATAATGGTGCCGGGCGTAGGGTTTGATGCTACTGGTGCGAGGATGGGTCACGGTAAAGGATACTATGATAAGCTGCTGGAGAATGCTCGACAGGGTACACCATTAGTGGCCTTGGCGTTTGAATGTCAAATGTTTGAAGAGATTCCAGTAGCATCTCACGATATTTATATGGATAAGATTATTACAGAACGGAATATATATGGAAATGTCTAAGCCAAACCATCCAGAT